GATATTGGTATGGAAGAAGTTTCTGAGACAGATGTTATAGAATGGTCTGGAGAAGCTTTAGAATTTATGAGTGTAGTAAGTATCTATGAAGAAGCTATTGCTCAAGTAGAAATTAATAATCATCAAGGAGATTTACCTTACTGTTTACAAATAATTAAACAAGTGGCTCGTGATAATTATTATGAAAAAAAAGATGCCTGTAAAGAAGAACCAAAGAAAGATAAAAAAATAGAACCACAACCTAATGTAGGTTGTACAGAGTGTGGAGAAAGAATTATTAAAGAAGTACAGCCTGACAGCTACTTTAATGCAAACCCTTTTATGTTTCTAACCACTAATTATTATAAAGAGCATTATACACCTGTCAGGCTTTCTAACCACACTTTTTTTAATTCTCTGGTATGTGTAGAAGATGTAGATATTTACAAGTCTTGTGTTGATGAATACACTATTGTAGAAGATAAAATCAGAACTTCTTTTGAGGAAGGGTTGATTATAATATCTTATTATAGACAAAAAATAGACTCTGATACAGGTTATCCTATGATACCTGATACCATAAGTCTTGTGAGTGCTATTACATACTACATTACTTGGAAATACTTTCAGAGACTTTGGTATATGGGTAGAGAAGGCATGAGTGATAAAATGCAACAAGCTGAAGAAAGATGGCTTAAATATTGTAAACAAGCTACTTCAGAATTTAAGATGTTATCAGGAATTGATGAACATCAGAACTTTATGGAGAGTAGGTTTAATAGCCTTATACCTAATAGGAGACAATATTATGGTTACTTTGGTAACTTAGGTAGATTACAAAGATTTAATTTTAGAAACAATGGATTTAATTAATAATAGTATAGAACAACCTTCAAAAGGTTTATACACTGATGTAGACCCTGTAAACCAACCACCTGGTACTTACAGATATGCTCTTAATGCTGTAAATGAAAGTAATGAGGGTGATATGAGTACTATTTCTAATGAAGGTAGCAATAACAAATATGCTTTTTTGAAAGATAATTACGTACTTATAGGTTCTGTTTATATAGGTGATGGTGAAACTTGTATATTTTCTGTAAGAAAAGACAATAATGCTTCTGAAATAGGTATACTATCTGAAAAATCCTCTTTTAAAAATGAATCCAACAACTATAAAGTTTGGTGTAATGACAGTAATTCTCTATCTTCTGAAAAACTAAACTTTAAAGTAGAAAAACAAATACAAGCTACTTTTAGACTTAGAAGAGGTTGTGAAAAAATGGTATATTGGGTAGATGACTATAATGTACCAAGACAAGTTAATTTAAGTAATAAAGAATTATATAAAAATTCTTCTGGTAATTTTGATGCACAAAAATTCTCTATTATAAAAGGCTTTAAGAATATACCTAAATGTGATAATGTTGAAATAATTGAAAGTCAAGGTAATTTACAACCAGGTACTGTTTCTGTATTATTACAATACTCTGATGAAGAGAAAAACTTTACAAATTTTGTATTAGAAGTACCTAATATAATTATCTATAAAGATAATCATAAGCAGAGTTTTAGTGCTATAGATGGCTCAATAAATGTAGAATATAATAAAGAGTTTAGTGAAGGTAGAACAGATAAAGCTATAAAACTTTCTTTTTCTAATTTTGATGTTAATTATCCTTTTTATAGATTAGCTTTTGTACATTATGGAAATAATACTTTAGAGGTCTCTGAAGTATACCTCTCTGATATTATATCTACCAGACAGACAACTTATACTTACTCTTACTCTACTACATTAGAGAAAACAGATTACAACTATATAGAAACTTTTAATAGAAATAATTTTATTAGGAGTGCTAAAACAATAGAACAAAAAGATAATAGACTAGTATTAGGTAATATAAAAGGTTATGATTTAGATTTTTCTAATTTACAAAAATTAGCTTCTAAGATAAATGTAGATTGTATAGTTAAAAAATCTACTATAAATAGTGTAAATGATATACATAATACTAAAAATCCTTTATCTAAAATAAATGGTACTGGTTTTATTCCCGGTGAAGTAACTTCTTTAGGTATAGTATATGTATTTGAAGATGGTTTTGAATCTCCTGTAATGCATATACCGGGAAAAAACAATAAGGATAATACTGATTTAGTATATAATACAGATGTTCCAAGTGATGTAGTTGGTGTTTTTTCTATGAAACATTCTAGTAATGACCCAAAAAACATCAATAATAATACAGGTAATTATAAGTATTATCAAAGAGAATCTTGTGAAAACTTTGATTATTGGGGTGTAGATAGTCGTGGAGAAAGCTTAGTGAATACTTATGTAAGGCATCATAGATTTCCTTCTAGGTCTGATTTAAACTTACCTTTATTTGTAGAGCAACAAAATGAAAGTTCTGTAAAACAAATATCCTATACTTTAAGTTTTGGTAAACTTAGTGATAAAATAAAAGAACTTAGCAAAGAGTGTAGAGAACCTAATAAAACAAATTTATATTGTAATAATCCTGTTCTTATAAGTTTTAATGTTAGTAAAGGAAATAATGAAAAAGAAAAGATAGAAACTGAATTTTATACAGATATACCTGCATCTACCTATGATACTAAAAACTGGTTTGATTCAGATGGTACTATAGGTAATGTATCTGATTTTACTTTAAAAATATTAGTAGGTGTTTATGAAAAGAAAAAAGATGGTACTTTTGAAGTAAAAAGAAATTTAGATAACCTTACAGAAACTAATGGAAAGCTTGAAATAACTTCTGACCATGAAGAAAAAGAATCAGCTCCAGATAGTGATGGTAATATTACAGTAAATGTTTATTACAAAAGTAATTATGTAGTTAGTAATTCTATAAGAAATGAATTTTCTTTTAGAGAGCTTTTTGATATAGTACTTACAAAAAATGTAGAGTCAGATTCTCCTTTAAAGCCAATAGAGACATATATTTTAGGTGTTTCTCTTTCAAATATAGAATTACCTTCCAAAGAATTAACAGGTAAAAAATGTATAGGTTATTACGTTGTAAAACAAGAAAGAAAATTAACTGATAGAACTATATTAGATACAGGTGTTGTAGTTCCTTTATGGGAAGCTGGAGATTTTAAAACTGCTTCTTTTGTAGACCCTGTATTTTCACCAGAAGGATATAGAGTATTAAGTAATTATCCTAATGATACTCCCTCTGGAATATATAAAAGAGGTTTTTCATTGATAGCACCAAGACATAAATTTCATGACCATACCTTTGATAATTTTACTCATATTGTAGAGCAAGGCTTTTATACTACTAATAATAGTATGACACATATAACAGGTCAAGCTGTACATAATGTAAATGACTATAAAACAGATAATGTGTCTAATTCTTATAGTGCTTTTGAGGACCATGATGGTATGACTTTAAAAAATATCATAAGGTATCAAAAAATGAAGTATGTCAATAAGATAAGAATACATTCTTTTTACTTAGAAAACAAAGGAAAAATTGATATTTTTAATCTAAATACTTGTGAATATGGTACAGTAGAAGGTGAGCCTGAAATGCTATATAATATGGATTTTTCAAATAAAAAATTAATATTTAAAGCTGACAGGGATATTCCTGGATTACCTGAATATAACCCAGCTAATGATGAGAGGCAGTACCCTTATGTATATATTTATAATAATCACAATAGTTTTTACAGTGATTTTCATAGAGCTAAGTACTATAAACTAAATAATAATATTAGTACAGAGAGTACTTATAACTCTTTTTGTGGAGATTTTCAGATAGGAGGTTTAAGAGAATATAGTACTCTTTATCTAAATATAGCACAGAGAATACAAAGACAAAAAAGAAGTTGGTGGCAAGCTATTGCAGGAGTAACCCTAGCTGTAATAGGTTTAGTAGCAGCTATATTTTCTGGAGGTTCTTCTTTAGTTCTTGTAGGTGCTGGATTAGCTTTATTAGGTGCTACAGCTTATGGTATAGCTACTATAATAAAAACAGACAACTTCAATAAAGCTATGACAGAGCATTGGGAAAGAGGTCTTAAAAGAACTGTTATGGATTATTGGGGAGCTCATGTATATATAAGAGATTATGCATTACCGGACGGATTTAATACAGTAAAATATCAAGATGATACTATAAGATGGTATACTGAAATTTTAGGTGATTTAGTATTTGAAACAGATATAAATATTTCTTTAAGGATAATGCCTAAAAGTGATAGGAATAACTTTCTGAAACCTTTTACTTCTCACATGAAAAATATACCAAGTAAGGTAGAGTATGGTAAAGGTTGGGGAGCTACTATATGTCTTTTAGATAATGGAGGTTCAGGTGGTTGGTGGTATTGGGAAGATAATGGTATGACTTTAAAGTCTGAAACATTAGAAGAACTTTTCTTTTTAAATAAACTTTGTAAACAAGATGAAGGAAGAAAATCTGAAAAAGCCTATGCTGATAATGGTTGGTCCTACAGAGGTATACCTATACCTCCTATATACTTTGTAAATAATGATTACCAAAATCAAAGAAAAGTATTATCACATTATATGACACCTGTGGAATATTCTTTTTGTTCTGAATGTAAAGAAACTTTTCCTCAGAGATTTGTATGGAGTGAGGTATCTCAATCTGAAACACTAACAGATAATTACAAGATTTTTTTACCTAATAATTATAAAGATATAACAGGTGAATATGGAGATATAACAAATATTTTTACATTTAATAATCAGCTTTATATACATACTAAAGAAGGGTTGTTTATGCAGCCTACTAATTATCAAGAGAGAATTACAAATGGTATAGTATCTTATATAGGAACAGGTGAGTTTGGTTCATTGCCTGCTTTACCTATTTTAGATGATAAATATGGAAATTCAGCTGGATTACAACAAAGAGAAGCTCAAATTATAACTCCTTATGGATATTTCTTTGTATCTGAAAGAGAAAAAAAGATATATAAATTTGATGGTAAGCTAACACCTATATCAGATATAGGTATGTCTAATTGGTTTGATAATCATATACAATTAGAACTAAATAAGACTTATAGAATCAATAATGGTACAGAATACCCTTATAATGATAATCCATCTAATTTCTTAGGTACAGGGTTTATATTAACTTATGACCAAGATAAAGAAAGGATAATAGTTACTAAAAAAGATTATATACCTAATCAAATATTAAGTAACAGTAAAGATTATAATTTATGTGTTAGAGATAATTCAGTAACAGCTTTTTTTGAGATATCAAGAAACAAAGCTATTATGGAAGGTTCTGATTTAGATAAGAAAAGAGAGCTATTACAATCTGTAAGTAGGATAGAAGACTTAAAAGGAAATCTTGTTAATATTACTCTTACTCCTGAAATGGAGTTTACTTTTAAGGGAATAAAAAATTGTGAAATAGCCTATCAAGTTGTAGTAAAAGAGTTATTCTTTTTTAGATATACAGAAAAGATATATAATGTATTTTTTTCTGGAGCTACTATATCTACAGATAATATAATGAATAATGGCTGGACCATGAGTTTTTCTTTAAAAAATAATACATGGACATCTTTTCACTCTTATATACCTAATGCTTATATAAGAATGAATGATATATTCTTTAGTTGGGTTTATGGAAATAAGAATATATACTTACATAATAACCCATATTTATTTCAGAGTTTTTATGGTAAACAGCACCCTTATATTGTAGAGTATGTTAGTGGTAATAATCCTATAGTTACTAATATCTTTAATCATCTAAGATTTATAACAGAGGCTTATAAATTCGATAGTAATAAAAAAGAGTGGTATACTAAAAGATGGAATACATTTAATAAAGCTGTTTTCTATAATACAAGACAGTGCTCTGGAGAACTAGTTTTAAGAGTAAAAGATATCACAGAAGAGCAAGAGGACTACTTAAAGAATCAAATTGTTAATCAAAATAATAATAATATTCTTATTGATAGGAATGAAAAAGATTGGTTAGTAAATGATGCAAGAGATATAAGAATTAATTATGAAACACCTATCTGGAGTGAAGATATAATGGATATTTTTAATAAGTATCAAGGAGATTATATGGATAAAACTCTTAACGAAGACTCTTTAGATGTAAATAAAGATTGGTTTAATCTTGAAAATTTCAGGGATAAATTTTTGGTAGTGAGATTAATTTTTGATAATTTTGCAGATGAAAATAAGAATACTAAATTAGTATTGTTTATTACAAATGAGAATAATAATATAAGTCAATATTAATTATGAAAAGAAAACAAAAGAGAGCCTATGGTGGTACACCAATGAAAATACAAACTCCAGAGGAAGCTATAGCACAAAGTAATATAAATCTTGTAAAAGCTATGGCTGATGCTCAGCAGGCTGCTAAACCATGGGTTATGGCAGGAGATATAGCTACAGCTTTAGGTAATTCAATATCAGGAATGGGTTCTTATAATAAAGGAACACAAAGTAGTAATTCATCACCTTTAAAGAGCTTACCTGAAGGTGTTGGTAGAGGATTTACTTATAATGCTCCTAAGAAACAATTTGGGGATAATGAGTTACCTATGGCATCTTATGCTGCTTCAGCTAATAACTATAACTTACCTGATATAGGTGATTTTAGTTTAAATACTAATGACCCAAGTTTTACTAACTTAAATTATACTTTTGGTAATATGAATACTAATAAACCCATATTTGATACAGGAGGTGGTCCTATAAAACCAGGAAGAAAAGTTTATAGGAAACAAACTCAACAAGAAATAGCTAATGGTAAAATAGCTATGAGAAATGCTTATACAAAAGGTACAGGCTTAGAATTAGATAGTAATATAGAATCCCCTTTAGGATATGATGAAGATGCTTTAATAAGTGATGGATACACTACTTATGATACTTTAGTACCTTCTCAAAAATTTAAAGGAAGATATAAATTCAAAGACCTTGGGGGAGGTAATGTAGCTATTGTAGGTACAAATAGAATATTTAATAATAGAAATAATTTTGACCTTCTATATAAAGATATCATAGCTAACAATTCTAATGCTAATGTAAAATTTGACCCTGAAATATCTTTTGGAGAAACTCGTAAATATTTCAATTCTTTACCTTCAAACTACTTAGGTATAAACTCTCTTAGAGCCTTTGGTGGTGAAATTACAGATGGTGACCCTGTAAAACCTCCTAAGAAAAAAATAAGACCTGGAACTGTAATATACAGAGACCAAACAGATGATGAATATAAAGCAGGTCAAGCATCTCTTTTACAAGCTTCTAATGCAGGTACAGGGCTTGTATTTGATAAAGACAATGCTTTGTTCCAGCAAGACAGAGATGCTAAAGTATTTGATAGTGTAGTGCCTTATGATAACTATAAGAAAAGGGCTGCATTTAGTGACCATTATGTAGCAATACCTTCTACAAGAAAAACAGGTTATATGGTTGTTGTACCTTATGAAGATAAAGGTCTTTATGTAGGAAGCAAGAAAAACTATGTAGATGTCTTGATGAGAGACTTTAGAATGAATAATCCTGATGCAAACTTTATAATAGATGATGATTTATCTTATGAAGAAGCATTACAACGTTATCCAAAAGGATATCAAAGAGAAAATTCAAAAAGAGCTTTTGGAGGTAGTATAAATGATGTGCCTATTGAAGCAGAAGGTCAAGAAATTGTACAAGAACCTAATGGTGATATGTATGAGTTACAAGGACCTTCTCATGAGCAAGGAGGTATAGATATGCAAGTCCCAGAAGGTAGTCAGATTTATTCTAAAAGGTTACAAGGAGCTGATGGTAAAACTATGGCAGATAGGAAAGCTTTTAGAGAAAAAAGGTTAGCTAAATTAGAAGCTTTGGTAAAGAGAAATCCCAATGATAAGATTCTAAAAAGGACCTTAGAAAAGACTCAAAGAGATTTTGCAAAGCAGGAACAAGAGGATATGGAATATATGAATTATATGCACCAAACTCAAGAAATGCAACAAGATTCTATGTTTGACCCACAATCTAATATGTTAGAAGAGGAAGATATCTTTGCTTATGGGGGACCTATTAAAAAAAAAGTATCTATTGAATCACCTCTATTAGAGGAGAGAGGTTATTATGCAGAACCTAGATATGATTCTCACATAAAACCACCTGTATTAGCTACTCCAACTTATGTACCTGGTGAAACTGTCATAAGAGATTTAAATCCTATGACAAAAGAAGATTGGAAAAATTATTATAACAGTCTAAATCCTGAAGAATATACTTCAGAAGAACAAGAACCTACTAATAGTAATGATAATTCAGAAAAAGGGGGTTTCTGGTCTAATGCAGGTAAAGTGGCTAAGAACTTTATAACAGAGGCTAATTTACCAACTATAGGTGATACAATAAATCTTTATGGTAAATATAAAGCAGCTTTTGACCCTGCTGATATGACTCTAAGAAATAGGGCAGGAGATACTCCAAACATCAATCCTTATGAGAATTATGGAGTAAGAGGTTTAAAGCAAATGGAAGAAGTAAAAAACAACCTTAAAAATAATTTAGACCAAGCTATTCAAAATAACCAATTAAACACCAATGCTTATAAGTCACAAGCCAATAATAATGCTCGTAGTATAAATACAATGAGAGCTATGAATTTAGCTACAGAAGCTCAGCAGATGGCAGCAGATAATGCAGCTTATATGCAATATGCTCAACAAGTAGCTGGTATAGATTCCCAGATAGCTCAAATGTTAGATAGACAAGACCAAATGCAAATGTCTGGAAATTACCAAAGAGATATTGCAGATAGACAGGATAGAGATAACTTTAATAAGCAATTACAACAAGATATTGCAACTCGTAATAGAGGTATTCAAGAAATTGGTAAAACTCTCAATGATTGGAGAGAAAGAGATTTTGGATTTAATGTAGTTAATCAACTATCTAAAGACTTTAAAGTTAATAAAGATGGTACTATCAGTGCTAAAGGTAATGAGAGTACTTGGACACCTGAAAAGAGATATTGGAATGGTAAAAACCAATCTGAGTATGATAATTACTTGAAGAACTATAAGACTAAAGGATACTTTATTGAAGGTGATACAATGTATGATAAAGATGGTAAAGAAGTAGACCCTAATAATCATTATGCAGTAATTCCTGGAGGTAAAGAGTTTGACTTATCAGGTAAGAAAAAAGCAGAGAAAGAACTTGAAAAGAAAAACATAGAAGCATTTAATAGAATTTCAGGAACTAACTTTAATGATTACTTTGATAGTGTAGATGATATGCTAAATAGTAAGAGAGCTTATAATGATAATGAATGGTCTGAAGAGGGTAAGAAATATGCTAAGTATCAACAAGATGTCTTAAATAATGAAGAAAGGTATAATAACTTCAGAAACTTTACAGGTAAAAATGGTGAAAAATTCAAAAGTGCTAAGAGTATGAGAGACTATGAATACTTGAATGGTAAAGCTACAGAAGTACAGGAAAAGAAAAAAGATATTAGTAAATTAATATCAGGTGCTGGAGGTAAAGAAACAAGAATAGGCGACTTATATGAATTTAAAGTTACAGTACCTTCTACTAAGAAAGGTGGTAAACCAACACAAGATACTGTAGAGGTGAATAAACAACTTGTTGAAAAATATCAAGAAGAATTTGAAGCTCAAAACCCTGATAGTAATAAGAGCATCTTTGATGTAAATGATAATAAAGTTATAGAGTTCTGGAATAAATTTATAACAGGAATTTATAAGGATAAAGATAAAGAAGCTCTTAATAAAGTTAAGTTATTTTTTGGAACAAGTAGAGGAAAGTAATTATGGGAAGATATTATCAAACAGCTCAAAGCCAATTTGTAGATGGTGTGTTTAATCCTGACATGCAATTGGCTATGAAAGCTCTTTTAAATGAGCAACAACAATATGATACTCAGAAAGCTGTTCTTGAAGAGTTTATGAATTTAAAATTCAACCATCTAAACTCTGAAGAAGAAAATGAGAATGCTCGTATAGCTAAGGAATATTATATGCAAAATGCAGATGATATTGCTAAAGCTATGATGGCTGATAAACAAAATTACCATAAATATATGGACAGAATAAAAGGTCTCAGAAGAGACCTTATTTCTGATTTTGAAGATGGTCCTATAGGTAAAATGGTAAATAACTATAATCAAGAGCAAGCTTGGAAAAAAGAGAATGCAGGAATACTTAAAGATAACCCAGCTTTATATAATGCTTTGTTTTCTGAAGCAAGAAAAAATTGGGGAGGTAATTCTGTAACAGGAGGTATATGGCAACAAGAAAATGGTCTTAAATCTTTTGACCAACAAGCTATAGAAAATAATATCTTAAAAATGGAAGCTGATATTAAAAAGAACTCTAAACAAACAGCTAATGGTACTTGGATTTATGATGATGGATATGAAGTAAAAGAGTTTACAGAAAGAGATATTAGAAACTATGCTGTAAATAAAGTTCTTTCTGACCCTTCTGCTATGGCTTATTTTGCTCAATCAGATAGGTTAGGTCTTAGTAACTATCTTAATCCTGATGGTTCAATAAATGAGTCAGGAACACTTTCTAATTGGTTAGATGCTATTAAGTCTTATGCTTATAGACAAGAAGATTCCTGGCATAAAATGCAAGCTAACCCTTATGGATTGCAAAGAGATAAAGCTTCTCTTGAACTTGAAAATTATAAAGCTAAGAAAAGATTTGATAAAGAACTTGAAGAAGAAGATAAAGTTTATGCTTTTGAGAATGTTTCATTACAATATAATGGAACACCTGAAACAGTTAAAGCTGAACTTGAAGCAGCTCTCAATGCTAAGAAAGCAGGTAAAGAACTTTCTCCAAACCAACAAAAACTTGTTGATTCTGCTTATTATGGTGTAGCAAATGAGATGCTTAGAGTTACAAACCAAAACAATGACCCTAAATTTAGGCAATTACTTGAGAATGCTGGTGTAAATCTTGATTACATTAATACCATAAATCAAGTAAAAGGTAACTTTAATAAACTTGATGAATCTTCAAGAAAGTATTATAATGACCAGATTGCTAAATTTAAAAATGCTTTTGATAATTATTATAGTAGTCAAAAAGGTAATGCTTTTAATAATTTAAGTATTAATTATAATGAAGATTCAGGTACTGTAAGTATAGATGGACAACAGTATAAAATAAAAGCAGGTGGTGTTGGTTGGGGTGCATATAAATATATAGATTTTGGTGGAAAAGAGATTCCAATAGATACATCTTTTAGAGGTAAAAAAAGTATTGAAGAACAAATAGCAAATACTATAAAAAGTACTAACTATAATTATCTAAAATCTGTATATGATAATGCTTATAACAAATATGCAGAAAAAGTAAATAATGAAAATTATTCAGCTAATGAATGGGTAATGGGGTTAGATAAAAAAGACCCTAATTTAAAGTCTTATTTTGAAGTTGTAAATAATGGAATAAAAGGTGCTGTTGAACTTGCATTGGGTAGAGCTATTGTAGATGCTAATAATAATCTTGTTTATACTAATGGTAAATTAGGTGAAACAGCAAGTGGTTCAATGTTTAAAGTTGATGATAATTATTATTCTTTTGTACAACATTTAAAACAAGTACAAGATATGTCTGATAAGCCTATAGATATTTTTAATGATGATAGGTTTATAATTAAAATGGTTAAAGGAAGTAAAGGTAAAGAATTTTATATCACAGACACTTTAGGTGGTGACCAAAGAACAGGTGTTCAAGGACAAAATACATTTAGATTAAAACTTAATGTTGAAACTAATGCTGAAGATTATATTGATAATAAAATTAGATTATCAAAACAGTATAAAAAAGGTGGTATAGATAGGGATATTATATTGCAATCTCCAGAAAGATTACAAACAGCACAGCAAGTTGGTCAAATGTTTAATCAAAGACAAATGTCTGGAGAACATGGTGCAAATTATGACCAAAATCTTAGTTATATTGCTAACAACTTTAATATGGAAGTTGTATTTAATAATAAAGGTGTTGGTATAGTAAATCCATATTTCTTGAATGCTGATGGCTCAAGAAATTATATATTCTCAAACTTTCCAACACTTAAAGATGGTGTAGCAATTGAAAATCAAGGTAGGATGGTTCAATTTACAAAAGACTTGTATGATGTATACGTATTAGGTGATACAAGTGTTGATTTGTCTAAATATCAAAAATAACAAACATGGAAATAAACAGTGCAAACCTTTTAAAAGAAATGAATAATGCTGCTAATAAAAGCAGCCAAACTTTTGCTGATAAAGAAAGAAAACAACTTGGAGGTGCTACATTATCAGATTTTAGAAAACAATTTGGTATCAAGGGTAATGAAAGTGGTACTAATTATAATGAACAAACAAGTGAAATGATTAGACTTCTTGGAGCAGTAGATATTCAAGATGGTATTAATTATAATGCAAATTTAACAGCATATCAATCTAATCTTGAAAAATTGGCAAGAGGTGCTAAAATGCTTGGTAAAGGGGTTATATCAGGTTTCTTACAAAACTTAGCTTCTTGGGATTTTGGTTCTGTAAGAGATATGGCTACAGGGGATACTTCAAAAGAATTTGGAAATGCCCTTACTGAATCTGCCTTAGCTAAATGGGCTAAAGATACTACAGGATTAGAAATATACCAAAATGGAGATGATTTTGGCTCTACTGCTTATTGGTCTAGATTTATAGGGCAACAAGGATTTACTTTGGGTATTATGGCTGAAATGGCTTTAGAGCAAGGTTTATTAGCCATAGCTACAGGGGGTGCAGGTAATGTTGCTGGAGCTGCTTCTAAATCAAGATTATTATATAACTTACTTACAGGTGTTAATGGTCTTTATGGAGGGGTTAGAGAAGCTTGGATGAATGGTCTTGAAACTCAAGAGAATGTATATAATAAAATGATACAGATGGGGTTCTCTAAAGAAGAAGCAAGGAAAAAAGCATCTCAAGCAGCTGCTATAGGTTTTAGAGTTGAAGTAGGTCCTACTATGCTTCTTAATGGTATACAATCTTTAGCTACTTTTGGTAAATTTGCTTCTAAGGGTATAAATAAAGCCTTAGAAGAAAGTATGGATTTTGGTGTATCTAGTGCTGTAGGTAAAGTAGGAAATATCTTTGAAAAATCTAATAATAAGTTTTTAAAGAATGCTGGTGTCCTTTTAACTGATTCTATATCAGAAGGTGTAGAAGAAGGGTTTCAAACTGCTGTAGGTACTTATGCAACAAAAGAAATGTATGAGAAAAATGGTCTTAGGGATTCCTCATTATCTTATTGGAATGAAGAGATGAGAGACTCTATTCTCATGGGTGCTTTATCTGGAGGTATGATGGCTGGATTTGGTAAAGCTGTAAGAGGTATAGGCAATTGGAGAAACAATAAAGCTATTAATGAATCTACAGAAGCTTTTATGAATGATGTTACTAAAAACTCAGTAACAGCCATAAAAGAACTTAATAATGCTTCTATAGCCTATCAAAAAGCTTTTGAGAATTATAATAAAGATAAAACTAAAGATAATAGGAATGCTATGAATGAGGCTAAAAAGAACCTTATTATAGCTCAAGAGAAACAAGGCACAGCTCAAGTATTACAAGCTATGGAGCTTGACCAATTAAAAGGTAATGAGAATAATGAAGTATTTAATGCTCATATAGAACAGATAGACAGTGCCATAAAAGCATTACAATCTAATGATACTGATAAATTAAAAGGTCTTGGATTTATAGATGAAAATGGTCAATCTGTGACAGGTCTTACTAATGCTGAAATGATAAGAATGCTTCAATCTGATAGAGACAAAGCATTAAAAACAAAGAAAAGATTTGAAGACCATTATCAACATACTACTACAGACTTAGGTACTATTAAGAAACTTGTAACTATTGAAACTCAAATAGATATTTACGAGGATATGAAAAAAGAGGTTGAAGGTAAAATTGGTAATGGTAATCAAATATACTCTCAACTCTCTGAAGATGGTAAAGAACTTTATGACCTTTATTTGAGAAAGAATGCTCTTGAAGGTCTTAAAGAAAGAGGTGGTATATCTAAAAATCAAGAAGTAGAACTTGATACTATAAAACATAAATTACAATCTATAGCAGATGCTAATGGTAAAAAGAATGTAAATGATTTATACTCTGTTCAGGATGCAAATATTTTGAGAAGAGACATAATAGGTATACAAGCTCAACAAGAAAACTATATAGAACACTATGCTTATGAGACTGAAATAGATAAATTATATGAAAGTCTTGAACATAACAGTAAACTTGATGTAATAAAGAAAAATATAAAAGAAAGAAGAAAAGCTCAGAGAGAAGCTGCTAAGGCTGTAAGAGATTTTAATAAACTTGAAAGAGAACAAGAAAAAGAAAGAAAAAGATTAGAGAAAGAAAAAGCTAAAGCTAAAAGTAAAGAAGAAAAAGAAAAAGCCCAAAAAGAAATAGATGAATTAGCCAAAGAACAAAAGGAAACTAAAGAGAAAAAAGACAAAGCTCAAAAGGTAGAGTCTATAGAAAATGAGACAGGTAATAAAGCTTCTGATACAGAAAAAGAAGAACTTATAAATAAAGACAAATTCTTTGATGAAGAACCTATTGTAGTTACTTCACAAGTTCAAGAAGAACCTACTAAAGAACCTACTGAAGTTACAGAGAGTGCAACAGAAGAAGCTATGAGTTTAAAGAAACTCATTGAAGAGGGTAAAATTAGGATAGGAGTACCTACACCAGCAGATGTATCACCTTTTGATGAAAATGAGGGTATAGATGAAGAAGACTTTATTGCTACTCCTATAGATGACTCTGAACCTGTAATAAATACAGAACCTCTTGAAATTATAGATTTTGATGCTAATGCTAATCTTGAAGGTGACTTTGAGAGTATTAGAGAAAGAGCTAAAGAATTAGTAGCAAGAGTGCTTGAAGAATTAGACCTTGATGAACCAGACTTTGAAGCTTTCATAAAGTACTTTATAGATAGAAAAGGTAAAAAAATTGTAGATGAAGGTTTTCCTGGTTATGTAAAAATGTGGGAGCTTGCTGGATATAGCCTTGATGATGTAAATGCTGTATATGATAAATTCTTTAATACAGCTTCTGTTGCAACTGATTTAGCTTTTGAACTTATGAATAATGGGACTCTTGTTAATAAATTTAATGAGGGTTCAGAAGCTACTGCTATAGCAAGTCAAGCCCCTGTAATAGCTACAAAAGGTAATAAAGTAATTAGAGATGATAGGGGAGCTGGTATAGAAGTTGTAGAAGATACAGCTACAGAAAATCCTAATCCTAAAGCAGCTCACTTAGGGGTAAAATATGAGACAGTTACTTTACCTAATGGAGTAAAAGCTAAAAGATATTCTGAAGTAGAACTCAATAATGACCCTTTTATAGATAATCATCTTGTACTTGATAAAGACTTTTTAAGTCCAGGAAGAGTACTTAATGTTAGAGTAGCTGAAGATGCTTTAGTTACTGTATGGGATAAAGATTCTAATGGTAATAATATAAAGAAAACTGTAAGATTTAAAGACTTAGGTTTACAACCCGGTACTCCAGAGTATAATGCTAAAGTACCTATTGTAGCTTACTATGGGGATAAACCTATATTTTTCTTACATGACCATGAATGGTATAATAGAACTAACATTTCTAATAGACATGGTATGCAGGACCAAATTATCAAAGATGGTTCAAGAATGATTAATGAAGTAAGAAGACAAATATTAGAAGGTGGTAAAACTCAAATTAAGATTACTGATAACCTTTTTGGTAACATATTAAATTTAAGTAATGCTGCAAGAGAAAAAGACCAGCAACCTATTACTTTAAATGAAGCCTCTAAAGGTTCTCAGATAGTAATAGCTGAGACAACTAATACTATAAAATCAGGAGGTAAATTAGTCTCTACAGCAGATTTAGTAAATGACTTTAAGAAAAACCCTTTAATTCCAGGTGCTGCCTATGAGATAAGAGAGATAGGTGATGGTAAAAAAATATTACTTTCTGTAGCTTCTAATAGAACAGGAGAACTTGACAGTATGCCTGATATAGGGTATAATACAGTTAAGTTTGGGCTTCTTGCTGCCTTTTATTTACTTAATAAAAATGATAGTAGATTTGAGGGTACTGTAACAGGTATTACTAAAAATAAAACAGTACCTTCTACTATAATAGTAAAGAATGCTGATGGTACAGTTGAAGAAAAAGTAGTGACTGTGAAGCAAAAGCTTGAAAGTATGAGTATGAATGAGCAAAAAGCTAAAGCCATAGCTAAAGCCATACATGATACTTATAATATAGATATTACAGAAGATGCCCATCTTTTATTTGAGTTATTCACAACTACAGCTACAGGTAGAGGAAGTAAACAACAATTTTTCCAAAATGCTACTAATCCTAATAATAAACAAAAAGTAACATTATTACCTAAGAAAAGTTCAGAAGGTAGAATATCAGTTAATTATCATGTAAAAGGTTATAGTAAAGCCACAGTAACATTTGAAGGTGAAAATTTAAAAGCTGTTGAAATGAAACTTAATGTAAAGCCCGATGATAAAGAAGGTTTTATAAGTTTCTTTAATTTCATGAAAGCTTTATTTGAACCCTCTAATGATGAAAAAGCTAAGGGTGTAACTAAAGGTGCTTTTTCTTATAATAACTTTATGCCTAATGATAAACAATTAGGTAGAAATAAACCTCTTGTTAATATTACTAATAATGGTGAGATTACTTCTTATCAATCAAGTAATGGTAATAGTACTTATGTAGATTTTGCTAAAGACACTCTTAGAACAAACATTAAATCTTTTGAAATAGAAGGAGCTGATGGTAATAAAAAGAGTGTATTAGATATACAACCTATGATTTATTATGAAGTAGTAGATGGTGAAGTTACTGCACCTCAAGCTACTTCAGCACCTAATGTAACTCCTATTACTCCTACTACAACTCCCCAAAAAACAGAAGTTAATGTAGGTCAAGTAGTAGCTGCTGCTAAAGAAGAAGGTGAGCAATCTGATTTTGCTAAGAGAAAAGCTCAAGCTTTAAAGGCAGTTGAAGATATGAAAAGTCTTATAGATACTGAAATAGGTGGTGTTATGTTTACTCAAGAAATGTATGAGCAAGCTTTAGCTGCTGTACATGCTGAATTTAATGAAGACCACAATGCTGCTGTATCTATAACAATGAATCAATATCATTTAATTCAATCTACTAAGAATAATAGAATTGATGGCATCTCTATATTAGAAGAAAATGAATTGCTAAATACTTTATTTTATAGTACTCTTGAAGGTGTTGATTTGAATAAACATGAGGTAACTTTAAGTAGTATACAAAGGTCACTATATAATAGCCTAAAATTAGTTGAAAATACTATACAGCAATCTGAAGTTATGGCTATGATAAAACCTGAGTTAGCTTCTATAATGAATAAAAGGGTTGAGAAATTAAAAGCTGTACTTAACCAAAAAGAAAAACTTATAGGTAAAGAGGGTTCTCTAATGATTATGCTTAATAGGTTTTTTGGTGAAGAAATAGAATTTAATGAAGAAGCTCTTGAAGATAGTGATGAAAGTATTATATCTATACAAGATGGAGATGGTACTGAAAAAAATTATTCTGAATCCTCTTTTGAGAAAAATGTAAAGATAACTTTCAGTAGTAGTCTTAAAATCCTTTTAGCTCGTGTAAAAGCTAAAAACAATCAAGGAAGTAATAAACTTAATTCATTACAATTACCTATGTTTGAAGACATAGATAATGTGGTTATGACTTTACAGGAAGTATTAGTTAAGGGTAATTCTGACTTTGATTTTGTATTACAAGAATTAAAAAATAGGGGTAAATCTACAAGACCTAATGCTCAAGTATATGCTGAGTTACATAGGTTATTTGCAGATGCTCCAAAACAAATACAAAATGAAATATTGTATAAGATGACAAGTGATGTGCTTAATATGTACATGATTCTTATGCAAGATGGAGCTTATAATAACCATACTAAACTTGCCATGCAAAATGCTAATAGCTCAGCTTCTGATATTAGACTTGTAAGAGAATGGAAGAATAATTTCCTAAACTCTGAACTATTCTTTGAGAAAGATGGTGAGAAGTATTATAATATGGAAAGGGTCAATCTTTTAAATAAAGAGATTAATAGCCTAAGAAATGACTATAAGGAATTATCAGCTGATAATCCAGAACATGTAGAGAAACTCAATAGTGTATTAAAAAAACTTGGAATAAACCTTTCTGAGAATACACTAAAGGAACTTCTATCTACAGAAGGTAATAACTTATTAAGTAATGTTGGTTCTTTAAGCCATATACAAGGAGTGCTAAACAAAGCAAATACATATTTTCAAACTGAAAGGATAGACCCTAAAACAGGTGAGAAAGTACATATAAACCCTAAATACACTGATGAAGGGTTGTCTCTTTATGATGTTGAAGCTACTAACATAAGAAATAATTATGCTAATTTAGAGATTGATTTAAATGGTTCTGTAATAGAAAAGTCTTATAGAGTGGCAGGAAAAACTATACAAGGTACTGTACAGAAAATGATGGCTTATGATGCAGTATTTGAACTTAAAAATAGCAGTAATCCTAAAGCAGAACAATTATTACAAGTACCTTACTCTTCAAGAAACTACATGCTTAGAATGATGGTTCCTGAAAATAATAGTGTAGATGCTGTAAATATGGCTGAAAGCATGAGGAACATGTTTGATATAGGATTTGTATCTCTTGAAGCTATTAAAGAAAGATATAAAAAGACATTTGGAAGCAGAAAAATCACTGATATTCCAGATACGGATAATGTATTAGCTCAACTTGGTTTCTTCCAAAATACAGTAAAGAAATTATCTCACAAAGTACCTGGATATGAGTCTTTGCCTTTTAGGTTAGCTAAAGTAATGAACCCAACTCTTTCTGATAAGAACCAAATGTTACTCTATGACATGGCTGTTGTAGATGTAACTAACTCTATATTGTCTAATACTTTTTCTGATAAAGGTAATCAATATAATATAGGAGAAGATTTATTAAACTTCCTTACGGACCAAATTTTTGAATCAGAACTTGATAGGATAATTAGTTCTTTTAAAGAAAAAACTAATGTAAAGAAATATGATAAAGCAGCTCAATTCTTTTTAGCTTTTCCTGGTTTCAATACTTTAAAGCTTACTATGGAAGATGGTACTAAAATGTCCCTTATAGAGTTCTTACACATAAATAAAGGATTAGCTAAAGGTGAAGAGAATATATTAGCTAAAAGACAAGATATAAGAGAGATTGCAAAGCAATACTTAGCAAACCTTGTAAAAGAGAAAGTTAAAGATAAGGTAAACTTTGATAATAATACAGGGGAGTGGTTTGATAATAACTTTATAAGTATGAATGAAAAAGGAGGTTTTGAGAATAATTTCCTTGATGACTCATATCTTGCATCTAAAGTAAAAGGTAATCCTATTAAGAGTGTTGAGGTAGCTGCTTATGACTTTGTTATAAACAACATGTTAGCTCAAAATAATATATATCAAATGATAGCTGGAGATACAGCACTATACTCTGAAAATCCTTCAAAATTTGCAGATAAGAAAGAGCCTAAGAACATAAGTAAGATTGACTTTGTAGGACTTGCTAAAAAAACTGCTGAAAATATAGATAAGCGTATGGCAATGTTAATAGCTCCAGGAAATAAATTAGCTAATAGTTTGCATGAGAAATATCTCCAAATTATGGTTAATGACCCTGTAACTATTACAAGTACTTCAAGACAACTCATAAAACAATATTATGGTGAGGTTACAAAAGAGAATGAGCAAGCTATAGTAGCTATTGAAGAGTTTGAAGAAAAAGCTGAAAAAGCAAGAGGAGTATATCTTGATGAATTAAGAAATGATTACAGTAAAAGGTATGTAAAAATTAATGATAAATTTGTATCTGTTGATAGTGATGGTGAAATACATTACTCAGACTCCATAGAAGCAGCAGAATCTTTAGGAAAAGTACTTAAAGGTGTTGATGGTTACCAAACCTTTTTAAAGGAAAATAATAAGGAAATAGGTGATTATTTTGACATAGAGGGTACAGATGCACAGGAACTTACTACATGGCAAGAGCACTTAGATATATTGTTAAGACAAGGAAGACTTACTGAAGAAGAGAGAAACAATATAAAAGCAATATATGATAAGCTTTCTAAAGGTGAGGTCTTAGATTCTAAAGAACTTAAAGTAGTAATGCAACCTATAAAACCTGTATATGCAGGAAGTACTATAGTTAGAAATGATAAAAATGAACCTATATTGAATAGGGTTACTTACATTAAGTCATCTTCTTTTCCACTATTACCACAGCTTACAGCAGGTCTAAAGATAGATGCTGTGAGAAAACACATGGAAAAATTACAAGAACACCATAAAGGTAATAGGAAAGTAAGGCTATCATTCCAAACAGCAAATAAAGTAGGTTCTATTGATTCTACACTGTCTATACATGACCTTTATAATAAAACATTTGATGAGCTATTCAATAAAAGTACTTTACTTAATGATAATACTTTAGAGCTTGAAAGGAAACATTTTAAGATACAGCAGGATACTCCTTACAAGACAGATAAAAATATGGCTAAAGGTAAAGATGATTCTATTATTATGGGTTCTCAGATGTGGAAGATAATCTTAGGTAATGGTATCAATAAAATAGAAGAAGCTATATTTCCTAATACTTTTGATACTGCTATCATTAATGAATACAATTCTCAAGTAGCTGAGAAAGATAGAATAGTTATAAATAGTACTAAAAGCAATCTTACAGGTAAAGACCTTGATAAAATAAAGAGTTATGTAGAGAATAAGTACATAAGGAATGAGAAAGATAAACTCTATAGACAGTTAGGTTTAGACCCTGAGACTAATAGACCAAAAGATGAAGCAAAGTTCATGAAGACTTTGCAAGAACTTCTTATATCTGAAGCTAAGAGTAGAAATTATACTGATGGTCTTTTAGATGGCTTAGAAGTATTTGAAGACTTAGAAAAGATAGATTTTAATATACCTTTATGGTTATCATCAGGAAGTAATAAATTTGAAGCTTTACTTCAAGCTATCATATCTAACAGATTGATTGTATTGAAGTTACCTGGAAACTCTCACTATACTTCTTCCTCTGAAGGATTTAGCTTTAGAAAAGAAGATGTAGTATCTTTAGAATCTATCAATGAAAATAAGAAGTCTGGAATAGTATGGTTAGACCCTAATCATACAGGAGAGTTAAGAGCTACTACTAATGAGAATGGAACTTTAAAAGAAGCTGAAGTGCTAATTCAAAGTAAGTTTAGAATTACTAAGGAAGATGGTACTACAGAGCTTATAGATTTAACTAAATCTCCTTATAGTGAAGAAGATAAAGCAACAGGTAAAAAGGTATTAAATAAAGAAATGATAGACCAAGCATTACTCTCTATGTTTTCTTTCCGTATACCTACATCTTCACACCAATCAGGAGCTATACTTAAAGTAGTAGGTTTCTTACCTGAAGCAAGTGGAGACTTAATTGTAGTACCTAAAGAACATACTAAACAAATTGGAGAAGACTATGATATTGATAAGAGAAATATCTATAAGTCTAATTATGTAGTAAAAGAAAATGGTAAGATAGAAAAACTCACTTATGCTAATTCAGGTCTTGAAAAACAAAAAGAACTCAAGGCTCAAATACCAATTTTAAAACAAAAGATAAAGGAAGCTACTCTAAGAAATATAGAATTATATGAGAATATTCAACAACTTGATGAAATAGATGACAGCAATGAGAATATCTTGGCTGATATTTTAAGAGGAGATAATTCTTATACTTCTGAAGAACAAAAAGAACTTTCAAGGTTACTTAAATTAAGTAAAGAAGAAAAAACAGCTTTACAAGCAGATTTAGGAGGTATTATTAAAGAACTAAGAGAAACACTCATCTCTTATAAACAAGAGAATAATATAGAAAAGAAACTTCTTGAAAATGCTATGATTGATGTTTATAAGTCTGTATATCTAACTACTAATGATAAAGTACAAAAGAAAATAAATAAAGTATTATCTTTTGAAGTAGCTGGAGAGACTGCTAAACTTATAGATAAGAAACTAAACTCAATGGAAAGTACTAAGTACTTTACTATATATGATGATTCTTATCAAAGGAAACTTATGAGATTAGGTTCTACAGGTAAATTAGGTATCTCTGTACATAGTAATACTGTAACTTTCTTATCTCAAATACAGAGATTGGATAAACCTATTATAGTCAAGAGGACTGTTTATGATGAAAAAGGTAAACCCAGACTTGTAAATAGTGAAATGGAGCTTGATGGTTTATATTCCGATGGTACTTTAGGAGGATTTAATAATGAGTTTAAAACCCTTGATGGTATGAGACTTATTTCAGATGTAGTTGGAGAGAACCAAAACTCTGCTACAGATAATGTGAAAGCACAAATCATGGGTAAGAGAAATGAAAATGCTTATACTATTAATGTACTTACAATGCTTAATCTTAGAGGTTATGACATGACTAAAAATCCTGTAACATTAGATAATGGTAAAAAGCAACATTTACAGCTTACTTCTTTATTCTTATCTCAACCTATTCTTAGAAGATATGTTGAGTTACAAGAAAAGTATAAATCTCTTACTTCAGGGTATGTAAAAGATAAAGAGAATGAAATTATAAGACAACTTATACAGGAATTTGATATTATAAATCCAAATAAGACTCTTAATGATTTTAATTCAAGTGGAGAGATATATTCTAATGAAGAACTTAGAATTAATGAGAAACAAATAACAGGTCAAGGTTTATATAATGGTCTTATAGATAATAAGAATACTCAGAATACAGTTATGCAACTTGCTGTATTACAAACATTCTTAAATCTTAAAAGAGAGTCTGAAGAAATAGGTGAATACCAGAAACTGATAAGTATGAACTCTACTAAACTTGGTATATCTTATTTCAACACCTTAGATAGAATAGACTCATTAATAAACATATCTAAAGAAGAGAAATTTGAGAATATTAGAAACCTTATAGGTGATTTTGAAATATTAGATGATGATACATCAGCATATAGAATTAGAGAACTTAAGGATAAAGGCTATGTAGGGTTTAATTATTTTACTGTTATGGTTAAGCCAACAACACCAGAGGGTACTATGCTTGTAAATAGTTTAAAAACATCTGAAAGTGTGTTTGACCAATTGTATCCTTATAAAAAACCTGCTATAAAAGATGTACTTGAAAAAATAATTAGCATAGCTGGTAAAAATAATGTAAAAGGAGAAGCTCTTAATGATTTGAGATATACAATAATGCAGGAATTTAAAGAGTTCTTATATTCATCTAAAGAAAGTGGATTATTTGAAGATACTACAGTAAAAGAAGAAAGAGAAAGATTATTCTTTGACAGAGCAGGTAATGAATCTTTAGCTTCTTTTATAAACAGACTTCAAAAAATAGACAACAACTTCTTGAAGAATAATGAGTTTATAAGGAGTTTACAAGCTGATGTAAGTCTTACAGGAGGTGTATCTACTATAAAGAATTTATTTGAGGAAATGGATAAGTTTTCTCAAAGTAATAGATATAATGATTACTTGAAGATGCTTCAAGATAATGATACTGTTATAGGAGAATGGAATGGCTATAAAGTAACCCCTTTCCAATTAGCTCAAGAATTAGCTACCTATGCTTATTTTGCTGACCAAGAAGGGGGTGCTACAGGATTTAGAAATAACATCAATGCTAATTATCTTAATGTTATAGGGTTCTCTAAATATCTGAGAGATTTAAATAGAGAGATATTTAGTGATTCAGTGTTTTCAGATAGATTTGTAGAACAATTTTTTCAACATAATCCTGACCAAGCTATAACTCTTAGTCAAGATAAGTTGAAGAAACTTATAGGTGCTAAGGATAAATTTGAAAGTATACTTATAAATAAGGGTTCAGAAGAAGCCTACAATATTTGGAGAAGTAAGCCTAATAAAAACACTTATAATGATTTTATATCTAAACTTAAAAGGTTTGAATCTCCTATAAGTGAAGATAATACTAAAACTGCACTTAATGATGAGTATATTTCTATAAGGTATAACAGAGCTAATGGTAAGGCTTATAAACTATTTAAATTAGTAGATACTGCTGAAACAGGAGGAGGTAGAGTAAATATTTATGAAGAGATAGCTGTTTTAGGTGATAATGGTTATAATGAGTATGATATGGAAGCTGTTTACAATGATGGTTCTTTAAATCCTGTTGGAGATTTAGAACCTACTGAACCTGTTATAAGTGCTAAGCCTTTAGATTTATCTGAAGTACAAGAAACTACTGTAGGAGAATTGTTAGGAGCTGTATTCCAAGAAGAAAGTAAGCTTAAAGACCTAATGAATGATTTATTACCTTTTATAGATAAAGATGTAAAAGTAATATTCTCTGATAACTATAATGGTAAGAATGTTTCTATAGCTACTTACATGTCTCAAGAAAATGTCATAGTAATTAATCCTATGATGAAAAATGACAACTTTGTCAAGAGACAACAACAACTAGCTAAGTCTGAAAATTATATACAAGAAGTAGTTCTTGAAGAAATAATACACAGTATTACTGTCAGTGAATTAAGTAAATGGGGAGTAAGACAAACTCCTGAAGGAGGTAACCCTAAAGAGTTTAATTATGTAGTAAGAGATGATGCTCCTTTATATATCAAGAAATTAAATGACTTGTATGAGTTAGCTAAATCTAAAATACCTTATGACCCAACAAATCATGCTACTTATCCTATGATGAATATTGCAGAGTTTGTAGCTGGTGTATTTTCTAATGGTAACTTCAGAGAACTTCTTGATAGTACTAAAGATGGAGGAGAAACTTTACTTGATAAGTTTAGAAAGCTCTTTAGAAACTTAATTACTTATTTAACAGGTAAGAAATATTCTGATGAGGTAATGACTACTGTTATGGAATTACTCAAAGCTAAAGGTAGAAGTACAGAGTTTGTAACCACAGACAGAAGTACTAAGGAGTTTAAAGATTCAGAAGCAGCTGATAAAGTGAAGACTATTCTAAGACAACTTAAAGCTGAAGATGTTAAATTTACTGATGAGATTTCTCCATATTCACCTAAGCAACTTAGTCAATATGCTTATAGAAAAGCTTTCTCTGATAATATAATTAATGATTTGAAAGCTGGTAAGACAATATTTGTGAATGAAAAAAACAGCAGAAATGAGGTTGAGAAAAAGTATATTCAAGATGTTATAGACCTTATTTTATCTGTACCCGGAATGAATGAAAATAATAAGGGAGAAGCTATGGAGTATAAAAAAGTAAGAAATGATTTGTATATGTTGAAAATAAAAGATACTTTTGCAGAGAAACTTGCTAAATTAGATTCTGTGTCTCCAGAGAATTTTGATTACTCAGGGTTTAATTTACAGCAAGCTATAAATCATATAATGAAAGAGAACCCTTCATTTACAACAAGGGAATTAAAAGATAAATTAAAAGAAGTTGGTCTTATAAAAGAAGATTGCTAATGAGTACTTGTAAAGTAGAATTTAAAGGTTTTGATATTGATTCAAGTAGTTTAGATAACTACTTGAATCAATTTACCATTGATGGTAAACAAAAGATAGCGGGTGCTAAAAATATTATTAGTTACCTGTTAAATAATTCAGAAGATAATAAGTTAGGAGTACTTAAACTTGCTCTTAACTCTAATAAAGCATACATTAAGGACTTAGCTAATATAATGCTTAATACTAATAGAAAATTTTATGCTGAGGTAGAGATAAATAACAACCTTAAAGGGTTTTCTAAGTATAATGCAAATGATAATAAAATCTATATCAATGTAGATGCCATATCACAGAGATTTTCTGAAAGTGCTGAGGAATATTTGTATGAAAGAATAGTTCATGACTTCATACAAGGCTTTGCTAATAAGGAGCTAAAAAAGGCATATTCTGATTCAAATAGAGACTCCTCTCACATGAAGAATATAATCAACTTGTTTAAAGAATATCAAAATATTACTGATAAGAAACAGTATGATTTATTTAAAGGTAGCATAGAGAGAGAACCCATGCTGGACCCAAGAAGTGAGAGAAGTCTTGTAAGAGAAGGTTTTGCTGAAGGAACTTATAGAGCTATAACTAATCCTGCTGAGTTTTTATCTTATGGTCTGTCTAGTAGTGAATTTAGAAATACCCTAAGAAAAAGAAATTTATGGCAAAAGTTTGTTTCTTGGTTAAAAGACCTTTTAGGTATATCTCAAGATAATAATGATTTAGAGTATCTTTATAAGAATTTAGATGGTTATCTTAAAACTGAAGAAGAAAAACTACAAACAGGTTCTCAGAGTAGTACACCTTCATTTAGTAAACAAACAGAAGAAGCTTATAAATCTTTAAATCAAAATAAAACAGAGACAGGTAATGTAAAAATTGCAGGAAGTTCTCCTGCTTTATATACTCAATTACCTTCATTTAAAAAAGAAAACTCTAATGGTATAGTTGCTTACAGGACTAAACCAAATGACTTAATGGCATCTCTAACACAAGACAATGCTATTGGTAACCCTTTTAGTTATAATGCTAATAATAGAAGTGCTGCTGAAGCTACTAAGATGTTTATAGAATGGTTAGAAACAGGTAATAATTTTGGAGAAGCAAAAGCTACTAATGAGCTTAGAGAAGCCTTCCTTAATAAGGTAAAAAGCACACCTAAAGGTTCTACCATTTTATATTATAAAGAACTTAACCAGCCATCTCATGCTAATGCTATAGATTATTTAGTAAATAAATATGGTACTAATGGAAACACAAATTCTCAAGAAAATTCTACAGAGGAATATGGAGAAGAGTTTCAAGTAGACCAATTTGTATTTTCTTATAACCCTGAAACAGGTAAATACTATCAGCATTTTAAATCTAAAAAAGGACAAGTAAAAGAGATTACTAATGAAAAACAACAAAATAAAACCTTTTTAAAATATATAGAAAAATATCCTGAACACGCTGAAGTAATTACTTATGAGAATACAGGTAATAAATATGTTTACGATAAGCAAAGAGATAAAGTTATATCACTATCTACAGGAGATACTATAGTTCAACCAGATATTGTTGATAAGGTAAAAAACCATGAAGAATATGAACATAAAAAAGAAGTTGAAAGAGTAAAGAAAATAGTAAAATCTAATATATCTTCTTTAAATGATATTGATATGTTAGAACTATTTCACGAGTTAAGAAATAAGGGTTATGATATAAAAGATGAGGTAGTATATTTTGAAGCTCTTTTAGAGATTAGAGAGGATGAAAAAAAAGAAATACATAAAAAAGAAGAGCCTATTAAGAAAGAAGAAATAGCTAAAGAGGAAAAACCTAAAGAAGAAAGTAAACCTTTATATGAACATGAGTTTTCATATAAAGGTATAACAATACCTACTAGATTTCAATTATCAGAAGAACAAAAACAAGCTCTTATAACTCTTATTGAAAATATTACAAGTGGAGATACAGAACCTATCACTTTAAGTGGCTACGCGGGTGTTGGTAAAACTGCAGTGATAGGATATTTAGAAGATTACTTAAAAAAGAAAAGAGGTTATAAATTTCTCTATGGCGCACCTACTCATGCTGCTACATTGTATTTAGGTTATAATACTAAGAAAATGCCTTTTACAATTGCTTCTTCTGTTGTGAAAAGAATAAATGAAAATGGTAGTGTAACTTACACAACATCTTCAAAAGTAGACAAAGCATTATCAGATTATGACCAGAATATCTTTGTAGTAGATGAAGTTTCTCTAATGGATTCAACCACTATGGATAATTTCCTTTCTGTAATGGATAAAAAAGGTGTAAAAGTTATATTCATGGGTGATAAGATGCAATTACCTGAAGTAGCATCAAAAGGAAAAATAAACCCTGAAACAAAGAATCCTATAAAAGATGTTTCTAAGGCTTTTACTGACTTTAAATTAATACAATTATCTCAAGTACAAAGAACAAAAGATAATGCAATTTTAAGGGTTCTAACAGAGATTAGGAATAATCCTGATGGTGTATTACCTGTTGTGGATAACACAGAGACTCTACAGTTTTTTAATAAAGATGATAACACTAAAGGTTTTTACAAAGGGTTTAGAACAGCTTATGAAGCAGACCCTGAAGAAGCTATTTATATTACTTATACCAATGAAGATGTAAAGAATTTCAATAAATCTTTTAGAAAAGCTTTTTATGGTGAAGATGTAGATGGCTTAGTTGAAGGTGAATCTGTAATAGGATACTCTGGTTACAATAATAAAAAGATTAAAACAAATGACTTATCAAACAGTATAAAATATACTGTAGAAAATGTTAGTTATGATGGTTCTGAAGTAAAAATAACATTAAAATCTAATGCTGTACAAAAATTAGCTGATTTGCATACACCAAATAAAGAGAATGATAAAACTGTACAAACTACTTATTTACAGATGTCCAGAACTGACTCTTTAGATATGAAAAATCTTACAGATGAAGATTTTTTAAAGAATAATATTAGACTATCTGAGACATTCAGAGATGTTTATGATTTGAAAAAAAGAGCTTTAGAAACAAATAGATGGAATGGTTTTGGTGAAACTCTTGCTGAAATGACAAGTGGACTTGCTAAATTAGAAATTGGAGATGACTATTTCTATAATCCATATACAAATATGATGGAAAAGGAAAGTTCTGTAGATTGGAGTAAACCAGAAATGGCTAATCTAAAAAGGAATTATAAAGAACTTTTCATGAGTAAAAGTATTGATTATGGATATGGTATAACTATCCATAAAGCACAAGGAGCTACTTATAAGAATGTATTCTTTAATGCTACATCAACGGAATTTGCTAAAACAGAAATCCATGAAAATGGAATGAAAATAAGTACAGAAGGCAACTCTCTTAACTATGTAGCTATGTCAAGAGCAAGTGAGAAACTTTTTGTTCTCCACTCTAATAATATAAAAAAATTAAATAATGATAATTCTATAGAGTTGTCAAAAAACTGTAGTATATTTTAAAATAATATAATATGTCTTGTAATAATACAATATTCAATAGTAATAGTAGAAATGTAGTGATGAAAGGTTTTTTTGAAAAAGACCTTATCACTGCTCATAAAGAGATTAATGGTAGAACAAGAATACAAGTCTCTGACCTCAATGCTTTTAATTCCAGGAACCAAAGATTATATGATAGTATAAGAGAGCTGCAACCAAGCTTTATTTCATCTTTTGGTAGTATTCATAGTACTGACCCTACCTCTTTATTTTTTGATAAAGTAGATGGTAGTCCTGTACAATTTGAAATAAAGGATTATATGTTTGAAAGGTTATCTAATTTTAAAATGATAGGTTTTGATAAGATTAGAGATACATTAGAGGGTCTTAGTAAAGTAAGTGTACAAGCTGGTAATGGCTTTATAGAAATTAGAAATCATAAGGTACATGGTTTTTCAAAAGAAGAAGTAGACTCTATTATAGAACAATATAATAGGTTAGCTAAAAGAGATGATTTATTCTTAGGTGAAGAGCTTAAAAAAAGTAGAAATCTTGTGGATAAAATAGCATATAGACTTTTTGAAGCTTATGATAGCAGCTTAATATTAACAGCTAATGTAGATAGTAATTCTTTAAGAGTTGGTAATAGAAATACTAATAATATAATAAGAGTACAGACAAAAAATATTGAAAGCTCGAGAAATCTTCAAGAAATAAAAGATGAAGTAGCTAATAACAAAGCTAAAGAACTTACAAAACAAAACATTGAAGATAATAATAAAAGGGGTAATGATTATAATACTGATGGGGTGCCTTCAAATAATAATTGGGACTCAAACTCTGACCCTAATATTACACCTCCTGTAACTGATAATTATACAGAGTATACAAATTACTTAGAAGCTCTACTAAAAAGTGTACAGAAAAAGAAAGCTGAGCTTGTAAAAGAACTAAAAAATCCAAAAAACAAAAATAAGACTAAGACTATTGATGACCTAAATAAGCTAATAACTGAAGAAGGTAAATTACAAGAGTACTATAATAATGCTATATCTGGTGAAAATGAGAAAAAGGTAGAGACATTATCTAATGAATTAGATGATTTGTCTCATAAACTTGATGTAATAGATAGTGGTAGCATAAAGAATCTTGGAGATAGAGTTGATTTCCTTTTTGGATTTATCACAGGTACAAAATATGGAAGCAATGAAAATGTTGATTATGCAATAAGTGAGAATCCTGAACTTAGGTCTAAGGTACTTTCTCTAATGCATAAATATAACAGTAAGCTCAATGAAATATCTAATAAAATCATTGAAGAAGATGTTACTTATCAACATAATGTACTTAACAATATTGCATTTAAAAGAGCTGATGGTAAAATAGACAAAGATAAGGTAGATGATTTATTTAAAGTAAAAGATGATATAAACTTCTTTGAGAAAGCCCTTTTAGGGGTATCTCAAGCAAGTACTAAAGAATCTATTACTCCTCAAATATTAAAGTCATACCTTGAAAAAAATATGTCTCATAGGACATCTGAAGCTATTGCTTATAAGGATAGATTATTATCTGCTATTGAGAAATTAGAAGCAAAAGGTATTACTGATTTTAGCTTTATATTTGAGAAATTCCTATCAGGAGCAAGAACAGGAAATATCATTAGTAAGTATACTTCTGAGTATAGAAGAAAGCTTTATAATTACTTCAATATGGAAGTAGATAACAATGACTATGCTTCCTATTATAGTAAGAAAATACAGTGGTTAAAAGCCAATGCTGATGTAATAGATTTTAGAAAGATAAAGGCTTTTAAAGACCTTTATGGTAAGAACTACCCTAATGAATTTATTTTCTCTGACCAGGAAATGGAAGAATATGAAAATAATCTTAGAAGACAACTTGGTAAAGTATATGATAAAGAGATAGACAAAGTAAATAGTTGGATAGAAAACTATGAGCTTACTAAACAAAACTATGAGTCTAAATATGAAGCAGAGAGAAATAACCCTTTTGTATTTTTAAGGTCCTACTTTGGAGAATCTCCAACTACAGCAGCTACATTTAATGGTACAGGAGGTATATCAAGTATATTTCCTAACCTTAATGATATTGTATTTGTACCAAGAAAAACTTTTACTGAGGGTTATGATTTTAATGGTGAAGAAATAACTTCTGATACAGGATATTATAATAAGGACTTTGATAAGATTGAACAATCTGATGAGATGTTTGAATATTGGTCTGTATTAGAAGATATATACTCTCAATATATAAACCCTACCTATGATATATCGGGAATGAGTTTTGCTAAGATACAAAAGGAATTTTTTGAAAAAGTTAGTGATGCTAAAGGTTCTTCTAAGGCGGGTACTCTAATATCTAAAGGTATACAAGCTTACAAGGAATATTTCTATGAAGTAGGTGTAGGTAATAAGAAAGATAAAGGTATTGTAGAGAACTATTCTGATAAGACAAAACAAGAAATAAAGACTCTCTCATCAGCTTTAAAAGCTAAATCTATAGATGTGCTTAAATCTATGGCAAGAGATTTAGGTCTTACTATACCTAATAACATAACACCAGAGCAATTAGTTCATGAGATTGCAAGTGAAATGACTCTAAGAAACTACTCTTCTGATATTAATAAGATAACAGGAGCTTTAATTGATATGGTAGCTTTACAAAAAGCCAGAGAAGATACTTTACCTATAGCTAATATCTTACTTGAAAAACACAAGAAAACTGTAGGAGAGAGTGAGAGAGAAAGGAAAAATAGTATTGAGAAATTAGAACACTATATCAATAAAGTAATTAAGAATGAGCATGAGCATGCAAGAGGTACAGAACAATTAATAGGTAAAGAGATTAAAACACCTGGCTGGATAGAGATGTTACTTGATAAATTAGGTGTTATAGGCTGGCTTAAAAATAAAGTAGAGAAGAATAGGTTCTTCTATTTATATAGTGATTCAGAAAGACAACTATTAAAAGAACTTCAAAGTGCAAGAGAAAAAGGTCATAACTCTAATATAAGTGATAGTTTTTATCAAGATGGTATGAGATATGAACTTATAGTAGATGAAAATGGAGGTAGGTATTTTGCAAGCTATAAAGATAAGCACACAGGAGAAACTAAAATAGTTGATGTAACTCCGGAGCAATATGAAGAGGCTTATCAGAGAAATATAGAAGAAAAAATACAAAGCTTAGGTATTGACCTAAACAGTGCTGGTATTATACAGGGAATACTAAAAACTATCATTTTTAAAGGATTAGGGCTTAACCCTATTGGAGGTATCAGAAACAGAATGGAAGGTAAAAATACCAACCTTATAATGGATATGACAGGATATTATTGGACTAAAGGTAATATTAGACATGCTCATAATTTTTTAGCTTTTGCTAATATGTTGCATATTTTACCTGATAGGATTTCACCTGAACACATGGGTAAGTACAAGCAACTAAAAATCTTTAGGTCCTTAGTAGAAAAGATGAGGATTGTACAGGATAGAAAGAACCCTTTAGAGAGAAATATTGAGCAATCTAAATTCTCTATGGAGAAATATACCAATGTATTCTCTTGGGCTGTAGATAATCCTGAGTTTAAGAACCAGGGTTCTGTGGTACTTGCTATACTAATGGATACTAAAATAGAGAATAATAAAGGGGAATTAGTTCCTATATTTGACGGTTCTAAATTTACTGTATTTGAAGAAACTAAAGATGGCTCTTTAAGATTAAAAGAGGAATTTAGGTCCGAAGAAAATATAAGGAATTGGGAAAATATGGAAGTAGGATTTAATGAAGAAGATAATAATCAATTCTTTTTAACAAGAAATAAGATGAAGACAGCCATATCAAGAACACAAGGTAACTATGATGATATGGATACTATTTTGGCTTCAAGGACTATATGGGGTCAAGTTCTTATGATGTTTAAAAAATGGATGCCAGAACATTTCATGCAGAGATTTGCATCAGGGCAGAACTTTGACTTATTTACAGGAAAGAAACAAATGATGGGTAGATATAGAGCTGCTTGGAATAATAATCCTGCATTAGCTGTAACAGGGCTTTCTTCTATATTAGTAGGATTAGGCTTAGGAGCTGGGGCTTTAACTGTAGGGGGTATTACAGGAATTGTAGCTTTTAAGTTTATCCATAACATGATGGGAGGTAATAAAGGTATCTTAGAAGAAGCTAATAATATAGGAGGATTAGTAGCATTTACTAAATCAATACTTATTAGTACTCTTAATTACCCTTTAGAGCTTATCAATCTAAAGACAGGTATTCCAACAAAATATGATGGATATTCTAAGTTAAACCTTACTGAAGAAGAAATAGGTACTCTAAGGTCATTAGCTAAAGAAATAGCTGTAAAACTTACTTGGTTGAGTATTATGCTTCTTGCTAAAGCTCTTACTTGGGATGATGATGATGATGATGATTCAGATAAAAGAAAGCTCCATAACTTTTTAGATAATGAACTTAATACAACCATTAATACATTACAATCTTGGACAGACCCAGGGGCTTTAGCAAGTGATGTTTCAAGAAGTTCTTTTATTTTATATTGTGATAATGTAACAAAACTAATGAAAAGTGTTATGTTACTCAATGGAGGTGATGCTTCAAAATATGCTTTAAAAGTGTCTCCTGTACCATCTTTCTTTACACACATGGTATCTAAAGATGGTGATTTACTAATGCCTTGGCAATCTGATTATGAATATGATAAAGGTAAAACTTATTGGGATGGATTTATAAAAGAGTTCAAAGGTAGAGGACATGAAAAATGGTCTAAGAAAGAATACAATAAGATAAGAAAAGAGAAGAAAGCTGAAATGCTTGAACAAGGTCTTAGTGAAAAAGAGATTAAAGAAGCTCTTGGAACTAAACCTAAAGATATGTCTTATGTAGAGGCTTTAGATTATCTGGAGAATGGGGGATTACCTCAGCAAGAACCTAAGAAAAAAGGTAGACCTAAAGGCAGTAAAAACAAGAAAAAAGAGGATACAGCCCAAGAGTAAAAAAAAAAAATAAAGAAGATGGCTAAAAAACCATCTTCTTTATTTGTGTATTAATTTTAATTTTATTATTTTTGCAAGCTGAAATTTTTCTTTTTTTTATTCTGTTACATTTATAAAAAGAGTGCTATAAAGCACTCTTTTGTTTTATAGCTTCTACAATACCTTTAACTTTAAGGAATAAATCTCTTAGAGTGCCACTATTGTCTATAGTATAATCAAAGGCATCATCTGAAAGATATAAAAGGTCAGTTTCTGAGTAATGAGTAGTATCTAATTTTACTCTATTACTTTTTACTCTAATGAATATAGGTTTAAGTTCCTTTAGTAAATTATACTCATGTCTAAACCTCATGTCAGTAATAATATTAAACTCAAAATTTGACTCTTCTATTTGTTTTAATATGATTTTAGCAAATACTTCTTTTCCAAAAGTTTTACAGAACATATCACCTATTGTTGTATAATAGTTTCTTGGAGTCATTGATATATCAGTAAGTCCAATTTCATGTAAAGACCTATCTTTATATTCATCAAGTGTTTCAACAGGTGTATTTAATAAAATAGAAGTCATCTCCTTTATAGGTTTTGCAAAAGCAAAAGTTTTACACAAAGTATAGTGAAACATATCTTGCATGAAGTTTGCAACAGTATCTTTACCAACACCTTTATTACCTGATATTACTATTATTTTATTCATTTTCTTGTTCTATTAAAGGTAAAATACCATTATCTTTTAACTTATTATACAAAAATAATCTACCTTTTTGAGTCCATTTTGTGTTAAGTACATAAGTAGTAGAGGAATCATCAGAAAGTACTGTTTCAGATTTAGTATAACCACTTCTTGCATAATGAGCATGAGGAAGCCAAGTATTACCTTGTTTGTACTGAATACCTATATCATTAAGTTTCTTATTAAATTCTTGAGCAGTCATACCATAATCTTTAGCAATCTCTCTTACAGTAAGGCAATTAGTTGTTTTAAGTATCTCATCACAGTAATCTGCTTTAGGTTGTAATTCTTCAATAAGAAGAGTTTGTTGTTTTGTTTTTTCTTCAAGAAGAATATTTTTCTCTACTTCAGCAGCATAGGCTCTTAAAGCTTCAGGAAGTGTTTTAGGAACTAAAGAATAAGAACCATGTTTTCTTATAGAGGGTAATACTTCAGAAGCAATCCATTTCTTGAACTTTTTTGCTTCCTCTTTTCTTGATTGAAATATAAGTAAATAAAGGTTGATTTCATCAATGAAATTAGCCATAGAATTAACTAACTTATTGATACTCACACCCTCGATAGTAGTGACACCACTATTTAGGTCTACTAAGAAGATACCATCTTCTTCAAGTCTCTTTTTAGCATCACTTGGATTACCTATGTCAAGTATTTTACATACATCTGCTAAACAGAAAAAAGGATTATTATTATCATTAATAATCACCCTTACCTGACCAAAGTCAGGATTTTGAAAGATTTCTAAATTTCTCATATAATTTAATTATTTACTATTCATATCCATAAGGTTTTTCTTCACCTCTTATTTCATTGTTAATTACGCTTAGATGTATAAAGATTATATCTTCAAAATCCTCTACATAGGTATCAAAAGCTTCTATAAATTTTGGATTATCTTTATATACATTATGAAACTCATTTTTGAGTTCAATAGCTAATTTTCTGGCTTTATTTAGCCTATTTTTCATTAGAAATTTTACAAGTGGACTTCCTTCTAACAATTCACAAAATCTATCCATAGCACCTATATAAGCTATTGTAAGAAGAAAATAGTGAAAATGTTTATCTTTTTTAAGCACAGGTTTTGCTTTTTCAAGACTGTTTTGTCTTACAGCAAGTTTCATAAGTTTACTAACTTCTTGCTTTGTAAGTGTAAGTCCTCTTGCTTTTAATTCTAATTCAAATCCATTTTTGTCATAATTCATCCTTGATATTTTTGTTTAACTAATATACATTTATAATTTTTAAAATAATCATCTGATTTAAAGAAATTATTATATTTATCCATAATTTCTTCTGCTTTTTGCTCTTCTGATAGAGCTAATTCACCTCTGTAAATAGTTATAGGTAATCCTTTATTTCCTATAATTTCTTCAATAATTAATACTTTTATCATATAAAATCTTCATTATCTTTGTAAGTACTAGTTTCAATTGTATTACCATTAAGGTCTTTAGGAAGTCTTTCTATATAGTCCATAATCTTAGAAATATTGTTTTTTGATATGAAATATTGACTCTCCATAATATACTTAGGGTCTGTCTCATTAAGGTACATTTTAGTAGCCTCTAAAACATCTCTTGAACCTATAGAAGGGTTATTTAAGAGAAGTTTTTTTATTTTAGGTAGTACTGTATACATACTTCCTTTTCTTGAAAGGTTTTTCTTAGCAAACATTTCTATATATTCTTTAACCCACTCAAAACCCTCTGAAGATTCACCAAAGAGGTCAATTTTCCATGTAATTTTATCTTTGGTATAATCAATAGTATAAAACCCTAAAGAGGAAATTTTGTTATCCAAAGCTTCTGGAAAATAGGAAGGGTTTAGGTTTAAATATTTACAAAGTAAAAATACTTTACCATCATCTACAGAGATATTATTTTTAGTAAGAATCTCTGATACTTCTGGATTAAAATTAAGCTTTAATTTTATCATTTTTTTCTAAAATAATTACCAACTACTAAAAATGAAAGCATTATAAAAAATACTATATTGATTACAGGTATAATACTTAATAAAACAAAAAGAAATTTACTATTTGACCTATACTCTTCATCAAATAGTTTTTCAATTGTAAAAGGTGTATTAAATACTTTTAATACATAATGCAAGATGTAACAAAAAATCATTGGTACAAAATAAACAAATACAAATTCTATCATAATAATTAATTTAAGTGTTTTACTTTACTTCCGTGTAGTACAAAAAGTTTTTTAGAAGCTCTACTCATACCTACATAATTTAATGAGTTACCTTCAGTACCTACTTGTATATCTCTTTCCATTAAAGGATTTGTATTGACTTCTGTAGATAAAGAGTTAAAAAATATATTACTGTAAGTAGCTCCTTGAGACTTATGAATAGTAATACCATACCCATAATCTATACCTTTTTCAATAATAAGTTCTGGAAATTCCTTTTTTACTTTTTCATGAGTAGGATTATGAGAAGAGTATAATTCCATTCTATCATTAGCAGGTACATAAATATAAGTATTACCTAAATCTATACTCTTAAAAGAGCTTGTCAATTCATCTATATGAGAATAATAATTTTTCCAATTATTAGTTTCTATAGCATTTACTTTAGCATTGTATATCTTTTTGAAAAGATTACTAATAATCCTATTATTCTTTTCATACATTTCTCTTGTAATCTCTTTAAATACTATACTATCTTTTTCAGATAAAGGGTAATAAGTAGTACTCATATTAGATAGTTCTTCATTTATCATACTTAGTACTTTTGAATATCCTGCTATAAATACAAAAGAATCTTTAAATCTAACATCAGTTACTTGAAACTTTACAGAATTAGCAAGGTTACCATTAACAATATTCTTATTGTTATAACCCCCATAACCTATAACACTCTCTCCAACATGTAATCCATAAGTATCTTCATACAATACTTCTTTTACCTTTTTATTGAATGCTTGTATAGATTGGTTAGTATAACTTACAAATACAGTGTTCTCAGGTTCTTCTTTATATAACTTTATAAATTTTTCAAAGAACTCTGCTTTCTGCCCTGCATTATAATAAGTAACAGTCTCTGTATTATCTATAATAGGGAGTACACCTGTTGGATTACTCCTTATCTCTGTAAGAATTTTAAGTATACTTACATCTTCTGTTCTTTTTACTTCTGTTAGCTGGACCAACTTAAATTTAGTAAATACATCAGATACATACTTATTTTTATCTTTTGTAATCTCAGGTATCTGAGCTTTATCTCCCATGAAAACAATATTTACTTTTTTAGCAGTCATAAGCCTTACTAAATCTTCAACATCTTTTCTTGATAACATAGAACTCTCATCTACAATGAGAACATTCTTTTTATAAGGGTCTAAAGCACTTGTAAATTTAGAGCTTAATTTCTTTTCAAAAGTCCTTGTTTTTCCATTATACATATTAACCATAATACTTTGTATAGTATAAGGAAGAAAGCCTAAATTTAGCCCTAAATATACAGTGGCAGCATGTGTTGGTGCAGCATATATAAAGTTAAATCCAGAGAACTTATCTCTTTGGAACCTTCTTTTCATGTATTTTTGTAGATATCCTATTAAAGAAGTCTTACCGCAATTGTGTGTTACTGTAAAGTCTTCCAATATAAAAAGGTTATCACCATCCAATGTAAACCCATAGTAATTATCAACAATATCTTTTTCTATTTTTAAACCTGTATGTAATCTATTTTTAAAGTCAGAAATCTTTTGTACTTTTCTTCTTTCAACTAATATAGGTAACTCTTTATCAACTGAAAAAGTTATTCTCCAAACTTTATAATAATCTTCTTTACAATTTGTACAAGTTGCATATTTTACTCTACAATTTACATAAAATCCAAGACTTCTTATTAAAAATGTTATATCTTTAGCAAGTTGCTCATATTTTGTAATTATTTCATAATCTTTTCTATTTTCACCAGCATATCCATCTGTATCTATTAAACCAGCTAATAATTTTTTTCTGTTTTCAGAAGAATTAATAAGAAAATCTTTGGGTATAAACTTGCTTTCTAAATGAGATTTATTAGTTATTCCAAAGTACTTTTTAAATTCTTCTAATATACCTTCTTTGTAAAGATTGTATGTTTTACATGTTTCATTGTTTCTTTTTTTCCATATACTTTTTATTACAAAGTTTTCTTGTAAATATTGTTCTATTTCAATATCACTGTTTGTTATATTAGGAAATTCTCTTGTAGTACCATCTCCAAGCCATAAACCTAAGAAATATGGGTCTATTTTAAGCTCTTTTTCAGGAAACTCTATAAGGTTTGCTTTATAACCTTTATAATCTTTTGCTGAAGTTTTATGTGATAAATACTGTAAAACAGTCTGATTAACTAAACCTTTTTTATGGTGCTTTGTTGATAGTATATGAGATTCATTTACTCTATAGCTCATACCTCTGTTTTGATGTATCCAATACATTTGTTCTCTACCTCTTTTCAATTCAAGAACAGTTCTTGGAGTACTATCAATACCCATTAACTTATCTCCTACTACAACATCTTGTACTTCTTTATAAGAACCATCAAACATTAAAACTTTGGTTCCATAAGCTAAACAACCCGCATATCCTGATAAAGTAATAGGTGTAGTTTCATTTATTACATGCTTTATAATTTCTTTAAGGGCTTTATTTTGCTCCTGAGTGAGTTTAAATTTTGTAGGTATAGAAATACCTTCAAACTCAAACCAATTATTTTCTTTTTCCATCTAAAAAATTTTTAATTTTTTCTATATATTTGTCTCTTGTATCTGTGTCAAGAGCATTAAATCTGAGTAACATATCACCGGAGGTCCAATGAGTAATATATCTTATTGCTTTTCTAAGATTTTCTTCAGTGTCTTCTATAGTGATTTTATTTACCCCATCTCCCCAATCTTGTGTTAATTTCATACTAAGGTAAAAAAATAAAAAGGGTGATTTTATTCACCCTTTCAATTGAATAAATAAAAGCATTTATGGCACAAAAAATTACTAAATTTAATTTCCTAAAATTACAGGTGTTTTACCATCTGTAATAATTACTTTATTATTTGTTGTTTTCAGCATTTCAATATACTGTTGCATTAAGATTTCTCTTGTAAGTCCAACAGACTGTACTTTATTTGTTTCAGCATCAATTTTAGCTTTCTCTAGCAACATTTTAGAAGTCTCTAATTCATTCTTTACTCTATTGGCTTCTTGAATTGCTTTATTTCTATTTTCAATAGCTATAAGCATTGAAGAAGGTGGTCTAAGTCCTGAAGTAAGAGTTGTTAATTCAAAATATTTACTATAAAACTCTTCTTTCAATCTTTTATTTACTGATTCTTCAAATGAAGCCATGTTATTCATAAGACTATCTGTAGTGTATTTTCTAGCTTCTTCTCTATAAGCATCAGTAACACGTTTATTAAGTATATTTTTCTCAACTAAGTCAAAGAAAGAGTCAGGGTCATTGATATTATAATTCTTATAAGAAAATACAATTTCAGGACCTTTACCTCTTACAGGCACATAAGTATAAGCTGGGTCTACAGTAAATACACCAGCATCTTTAGCAGTAATCTCTACTTTATCAGGGTCTCCTGATTGTTCCCACATAGGAACTTGATACAATTCTGAGCCTGGTCCTAAAATACCTTGAGCTCCTGTTACTACTTTGAAAGAATTAATACCATTTCTTCCATACTCTGTCATTAGAACTCCTTCATAGTTAGGTTCTGGTCTATTACAACTAATTATAGATATTGTAATAAGCAAAAATAAAATAATTTTTTTCATCTTTTTAAAATTTAAAATACTTTTCATAAGGAAATACTATCAGTATGATAATTACAAGGACTAATCCTATAAGCCATAAATAAGGCATATCTGACCTAAATAGTAACATTATACTTATTACTAATAAAGCAATTAGTATTACAAACAATAATATTTTTAAGAACAATTTTCTCATATTATTTGTCTTTTATAAATTGTCCATTGCTATCCATGTGTCCTGTTCTTTTAGAGATTGTATTGTAAGCAATTTCTAAACACTCTAAAGAATCTATATTCTCCAAATAACAGTACATATTTATATTGATAAGAAAAGCTGTTATTGCTAAGGCATAGGGCTTTCTTTCAAATAACATATCTATAAGTATGTTACTAAGAATTGCTAAGATTTTATTTGAGTCAGTCTCACTATTCTCTTCAACAAGTTTCTTAATATCATCTTTTTGATAAGCAAATTTAAATACAAGACTAAAATCAGCATTCTCTACTTCTTGTTTCTCAAACCAAGTAGCATTGATAAGAGTAACTAAAATGTCACCTACTGAATCTTTTTTTAGTTCATTATCTTTATTAATGTGAGCTGCTATAAGCTCACCTAACTCCTCATGAGTTTTAAGAAGTTGTGCTTTTTTGTTTCCTTTTTCATGGATACCTTTTTCTTCTGCCCATTTATTTACAAGAGCAACTAATTCTTCGACTTTTTTCATTTTAATTTATTTTTATCAAATTCTTCAAATTTAATTTCTCCTTGTGTACCATAGCTATAGCCATTTAAGAACCAATATCTATAGTATTTTTTATCCCAAGTATAAATAGTTACTTGAAATATAAAATGTTCTTGTATATTACTGAGTTTCTCCATCTCTTTTAAGACTTCTTCATACATCATTTCTTTTATTTCATTGTAGCCTTTTTCAAGAAGTCTAAAAAGAGGTTCAAAAGAAGTAAGTCTTCTGTAAGGTTTACAATCTATACTTACACCTCTTTTAGTTTCACAAGAAATCTCATAATAATTTATTTTATTTGCTTTTTCAAAAGCACTCAAGTCTAAATTTTCTCTATCCATTTTAAATATTCAAATAAGGGTGTAAAATGTTCATCAACAACATCATATCCATAACCTTGTATTATTAAAAAATAATATTCTTTGTAGTATATAGGTATAAAACCTAATTCATACAATTTATCTACATTACAATATTCTGAATCAATGTAAAAATCATCACATAAATAAACTACACTTTGCCATACTTCTGTTGTAGGATGAATTTCCAATTCTTCAAATAAGTTATCATTAGTTGGATATATTAATTCAGCATTATCTTCCCAATCTTTCTCATCTAATATAGAAAAAGGTATAGTAGTAAACTGTCTTTGAATTAAAGTATTAACTTTACTTTTTCTATCTAAATATTTAGCGATATTTGTTATAGCATCCATCAGAAACTAATTAAATTTCTACCTAACCCTATACCAACAAAAGGTTTTAAACCTTCAGGAGTAATACCATAACCAGCACTTACATTAACACTCCATTTCTTCTCTTTTGGTAGTTTGTAAACACTTCTAATTTCTTTTGTAACACTAAAAGGATTATGATTAATTACATTTACATAAGTACCATCTTTTTCTTTAGATAGTGTTATATCATATTGATTTCTGATATATAATGCCATTGCTGTTGTATCTTTATCCATAGATACAGTACCCCAAACCCAATCTTTTAGATTAAAATCTGTTTCAAACACAATATCTTCTTCTCCATATTTCACTACTTTTGTTTTTATAACAGTATCCACCTTAGTTTCTGTTTTTACTATAGAAGCAGTTATAGTACCTTTTTTTACAAGATTTTGAAGTTCCTTTATAGTTTTATCTTTGACTTGTAATTGTTTAAAAAAAGACATATTATCTACTTCTATAGAACTGATTTTAGAAATGAGCTTACCTTCCTTATCTCTATAAGATACTAAAGAGTCTTTTAGCTGAGCTATAAGTTTCCTCGAATCAATTTCTCTTTGTTTGTAAGTACATTCTTTAAACATTAAAGAGATAAGAAGTATTAATCCTAAAAGTACTACAGCAGGTAGTAAATAGGAAACATATTTTAATATTTTATTTACCATAATTCATTTTTGTCAAATTTTAATTCCCCTATACAAATTTGTTTATTACCATTATAATAGTAACTCTTTTCTATATCTAACCTATCTTCTCCTGACCTTTCTACTTCTATTTTTAAGTAAGGAAATTGATTAGATAATCTAAGTAAATCTTCTAAATAGTTATACCACTTTTTATAGTACACATCTACTTGTTCAGGCAATAGTTTTTCTGTGTAATAAGCTTGGTCTTTATTGTTATTTTCTCTGATTGCATCTGTTATGACACATAAATCACTATCATTTTCTAAGAAATCAAGAATTTCTTTTTGTTGTTTTACTGAAAGTTCTTTTTTATTAAAGACAATTTCAAAATCACTATAATATCCCATAAACAATTTTGATTAAATAACATCTAAGTATTTTTGTAATTTATCTTTGAAGTCAGCTTCAAAAGTTTTTACAGCCAATTTATACAATGTAGGTATATCATTTAATACTTCATCTATAAGTTGTAATTTAGATTTTAGTTTTGGACTATGAGTTTTATTATAGGCTTCAAATCTTGCACTAAGGTTGATATGATTTTTCTTTTCATAAAAATCATAAAGTGTTTTCCAACGCTCTCTTATAAGATTATTTTCATTACCTTTCATTCTAATAATTTCATTCAAGAACTGTCTTTGTGTCATAAGCTTTATATCATCTGTAAGATAAGATATAACATCTGTCTTATGAGCTACAAGTGCTTCTGATTTTTCTAAGCTTTCTTGGAGTTTCTCATTTTCTTCAATCTTAGATACAAGTTCGAGTAGAGCTTCTTTGTAAGTCTGTGGAAGTGCAGGTTTTAAAAGGGCTCTCTCCATCTCATTAAACTTATTAATGTAAGCCATCTTAAAATCATTGTAACCTTGAATATTGAACATGTATAGAGTAAATCCATCTTTAGTTAGAAGGTACTCTTTATATTCTCTTTGTTGCCCATCAACTCTGTAAGTACTTGGTATACAAAGAGAACGGAAATTTCCGTTTTCTAAAATCTTGTCAAGAGATTCTAACACATCAGAATGTCTTTTTCCTAACTCATTAGCAATAACTCTACTACTAACAACCAAACCATAATCTTGGTTTTTCTCAATTTTTACATCTACTAAATTCATAATGCTAATTGTAATAAAATAAAAGGCTCTATCAGGTTTGCTTCAAACAACAATAGTTATTTACCTGATAGAGCACTTTCTATATTTTTACTAAAAATATTTTTATATCACATGTTGTCTGAAGCGGTGCAAAGGTAAGAAGAAATTTTAATCTAAAATAAACTTTAACTAAAAATAATTATTTTGGTATTTATTCAGTAACTATCTAATATTGAATTATTACTTATTGAAAAGAGGTGACTAAAAAAGCCACCTCTTAGATATTAATACTTAATCCTATACAAATATTTTATCCCAATAAGTCTCTAATGTACCATCTTCAAGTTTTTTAGAGATTACAAATTCTTTATTAGATAAATGAGGAATGCGAGTTCCTCCAATTAATCCAATAGAAGGATTAAAAGATATAGTATTCTCATTAGGAGAACTTCTATATAATAATCCCATAGCATCAGTTTTTAAAGCTAAAATATCTTTTAATTTACCTTCAATAGCTAAGTCTTTTACATTACCTTCCATATCTTTATCTGTTTTTAAAGATTTGTCAGCTACATGACCCAAAAGGATTAGACATTTACAGTAAGGTTTAAAGAAGTTAATTATCTGCTGTAAAGCATTTCTTTTGTAACCATAACCAGCCCCATAAGAAAGATTTGTAATGTCATATTTCAAATCTTTGATTTGGTTCTTAGCATTCATTGGGTCCTTATTATAGTTCTTAATAGCTAATGTGTTTGTTACTGTGTCATACAACATAGTAATAGTATCAAAAACTATAAAGTCAAATTGTGGCTTCTTTTCTTCAAACTCCTTACAAAGTTGAGAGAAAATAGTATAGTTGTTTACTTTAATGTAATTACCACTATAGTAAGCCATACCATCATCAAAATCTAAAATAAGATAACTTCCTGGAAGGTGTGTCATTAGTTCAGTTTTTCCAATCTTTGGATAACTGAAAATAATCATTTCTCTTGCATTTTGAGAAACTTTTTCTTTCTTGATGTTTTCTAATAAACTCATATTTAATTAAAAATTAAGCCTGTCAAGCACTAAGACTCAACAGGCTTGATAAAAACTAAAACTTATAATAATTAGGCACTGCAAAGATATAAATTATATTTGAATTACAAACTAAAATTCAATATAATCTATATCAAATTCTTTGCATTTACTCTTAAACTGAACAAAATCAACTATTAGTGTTGGTTCTAAATCAGATTTTCTGATAATATTTTCACACACATTTAAGTTATAATGTCTTACAACATTTTCTGGTATGTAGATATCATCTTCTTCAAAATAGTGGTCTCTAATAAACTTTTTAATTTGTTCATCTAATTTAGGTAAGAAAAGTACTTTATATATAATAGCACCTAAATTTTTAATTTGTTCTTCCATTTTTTATTTTTGATTTTAATTCCATTACTTTTTTGTTTAAACCTTTACAGTTTTCTTTATAAATTTCAAATCTCTTTTTGTAATGTTCAAGTTCTGTTGAAATGAGTGATTTTTCATCTTCTAAACTTTTAATTTTATCTTTCAAAAGAGCTTTATCCATTACAAAAGTTTTTACATCTGCTTTATGTGCAGTTTCTTTATTTACTTTATAACCTATATTATACAATATAGATAGTATTAGAGATATTACTAAAATTGTTTCTAAGATTGTCATTTTTTCTTAATTCCAAAAATCACCTTTTGATGGTGTATAATTAAAAATTTCCTCACTAAATCTCGGAGGATAGTCTAATTCAAAATTATCATTAAACATCTCCTCCTTGATATTAGTGTCAAAATCAAAATTCACTCTTTTTATAAAAGCCTTTTTTCTTTTTTCATCTTTTAAGAAAACATCTCTTGTACTTTTTATTATTTTATTTACTTCTCTTTCTAATGTTTTGTTATCAAACTTCCTAAAACCAAAATATTTATTTATTTGTTCTTCACTATACATTAAGCTGTATTTACCTTTTATGAAGTTATACATAGCATTCTTAAATATATAAGGTATTTTAAGGACAACAACATGCCCTGTACTAAACTTATCATATTTATAAACATAATCAGAAGTATAATAATGTTGTATTCTTACAAAATGTAAAAATTGTTGGAATTTTTCTCTATACTTTTGAAGATTTATTTGCATGTGATTTTTAAGTTCAACATCAAAAAGGATAAATAAGTTATCTTCTTCAAAAGCTACATTTGTATCTCCAATTCCAATACTAAGTTTTATAAAAGAGGTAATATAATTGTCTAAATCTGGTCCATAATATTTTAATGTTGGGTATAGATACCTCCAAGTTTTGTTTTTAAATAACTTTCCACTGTGTATTTCCATAACAAAATCAAATTATTTAAGAGGTACTATACCACTCCAATCTAATATTAAAGTATCTTTACCCTCTCTAAGCATTCTATCCTGAGAAAAACCATTCTCCATGTAATAAAGGTAATCATCTAAAAGGTCTATATAACCTTTTATTTTACTTAATCTGTGATAGGGTTCCATTTCATTAGAATCCCATGTTTCTCCTTTTAAATATAAGGCCTCTCTACCAAACTTTCCAATGTATAAGAGACTTTCATCACAAGTAAATATTACAGGTTCTTCATCTTCAGTAGTACTAACTACAATAAACTTAAAATCTAATATCCTATAGTCTTTAAATTCATTGTTTTCTTTCCACTGAGAAAGAGCTTCTACATACCATGCAGCTTGAATTTGATAACCTCTTTTTCTTAGAGATTCAGGGAAGTTCTTTACAGACTCACCAATAGTTTTAAGGTCAATTGGAGTTATAGTTTTATTGTTATGGTCAATATAAACTATATCTAAAAGAGCTTTACAATCTACTTCTTTTACTTCAAATTCTATAGGTAATTGTTTAAAAATAGTTACCTCTTCATCACTATCTTTGAAATACTTAGAAGTATATTGGTTTGTGTAAACTTTCCTTACAACATTAGATACTATTTCTGCTTCTTCTTGAGTAAGAATTGTCTTATCTCCAGAACTTACAATCTCTTCCCAATATTCATGGCAATCTAAAATCTTATTTATCCTTGTTTCAAGTTTCAAGTTCTTATAATAACCATGAGATTCACAGCTATCAACAATTTCTTGCTTTAGAAATTCCAAATTCTTATAAGAATCATCTTCAGCAATCTTGTCTTTAGCATTAGAATAAACCTCGTATAATATGCTTTTTACCACATCAGATGGCTTATCAGCTAAATGAGAAATATAGTACTTCTCATTAAAATCTACCACACCGGTAAGATAAGTATCTACAGCACTACCTATTACAAAGTGTTTCTTCTCTTCAAAGAAAAGCTCTGGTTCTTCTGTTTCAAGAAAAGCTTTTGGACTATATAAAAGAGTCTTTAATTTACTCTGAGATAACCTTGGACTGTCATAATAATTTTCTTTTGTTAATTCCATTTTTCTATTTTACTAATTAATAATTTAAAGTCTTCAAAGGTCATACTTACAATTGTATCAAATTGTGTTCTTTTTTTACCTTGTCCAACCTCCTTTTTGTGTATAAGGATATTAGGTAAGAAATACTCAATAGAACCTTCAGGAAATACTTCCCTAACTCTATCATGTACATACCTAATTTCCTTAGAAGCATTTAAGCCTTTTTGCTTACCTGCTTTTATCTGAATATTCATAGGGACAAAGAGAAGGTCAATTCCTGCATTATCATGCATTTTTGAGCCTTCTCTTGAAGTTTTACAATGTGTAAATCCTAATTCTCTGAATGCTGAAGCAAACTCTCTCTCAGCATTACTACCTTTTCTTTTATTTGTTGCTCCTTTTGTCATAGTTTACTAAAAATACTTTCTACAAGTTTATCTTCCATATAGCTAAAATATTTTTCAACTTCTTCTAAACTTTTCATTTCAGGTAATAAATTTACAGTTTTAAATATTTTAGATTCTAAATTAGTTGTTTCTACAATATCTATATTAAACATTCTAACAAAATGTAAATAATAAGTGTCAAATTTCTTTCTCCATGTATTGTATTTGTCATCTGTAAGAAACTTTCTATCTATATAAAGAGTTAGATTATTTTCTAAATTCTTATCTAAAAAATTTAATTTTTCTTCTGAAGATTTCAAACTACAAAAAGCTATAAAGAAATGATTAGGAACACATAGAGATACTAATAGTTCATTTGTATCTAAATCCCAAAGAGTTCCCATTGTAGTGAATAAATTTACTACATTATCACCAGATTTGCTTCTCATAAATGAAAAACTAAATCTTTGTTTTCTCATGTCTGTAAAAAAACTATTGTAAGATTTTTCAAACTGAGAATCACTTATATAGTTTTTATCTACATTGTAAGAATAATAGACACTCTTTTCAGGACTTGACACACCTTTTATAAAATCATCATATAAAAATAAACTGTTAGCAGGTACAGTCTTATTCTCTATAAATAAACAAATATTTTTATCTATGTAATGATTACTACTTATATCTTTTCTTGAATAAACTGAACCTGAAAGATTACTTAGATATTGGAACAACAAGTTGTTTAATTCTCTATTCATTTATTACAGTATTCATTGGTAATATATAATCCCATCTAAAAGGGACTTCTCTATCATCTTCACCTGTTACACAATTAGATAAATGATTAGTAAAGAATCCTACAGCATGAGAGGATGCCATACATGAAATATGTGTTGTTGATTTTAAAGTACATATCTCATCAGGTATCTTATCATCACTGAAAAGACTCTTTTTATAATCTTCTATCTTATCTGGCGTAACACAAAAGATTTGCATATTCTCAAAATTGAGTCTTGTATCAATAAAAATTGGTATATTATTTTTATCCTCTTTGCTATAATTATTATTAACATAGGTACACCAATTATTAAAGAATATCTCTCTTGCTTTCATATTGTCAAAACAAGAAAACATAAATTTATCAGTATAGCTATTTTGGTCATAAGGGTCTTTAGATGTATTTATATTTACCAATGCAAAATCTTGTATTCTGCTTTTTAAAGCATCTACTTTATATTTACCAACATCATCATAACCAAAGAATTGTCCAGCTAAATTATGCTCTTTTATTTTGTCAAAATCATAAACAAAAGGCTTAAAATTCATTCTTGCTAATAGCAAAGAAGTGAAGGAACCTAAAGAACCTGCACCACCTACTATAACATTTCTAACTTCAGGGTTGAACCATACAGCCCCTTTAAATCTACTTGTTGTTGTCTCATTCATATTTTATTAATCATTTTTTGTATTGCTTCTACAAGAACTTCAATATATTTGTTATATTTACTTGGTTTTATAGTAAGAAAATCTTCATACTCTTCTAATAAAGCTTCAAGAACTGACCTAAAACCTTCATCACTTTTAATATTAGGGAAGTATTCAGAATAAATATGTTCAAAATTATCAAAGAAAGTTTCTTGTAATACTTTTGGAGGTATTTCATAATCAATATAATATTCTAATACATCCATAAAGTCTTTAAAAGTAGCTCTGTCAGAGAAACTTATAAGTACATTTACTGAAAATTCTGGTATAGTACTTGTAATGAAGTAATCTTTTTCAACGTCTTTTTTTAGGTCTTTTTTTTTAGAGTAGCTGGTGCTTGGGACTAAAGGAACAGATTTTCCTTTACTTGGAGTAACACCATAACTCTTAGAGTAGCTACTTATAGTACCATTACTATTATAATTGATGCCATAAATATTGTCACTATAGTTATTACCATAGTTAAAATTACTCCCATAATTATACACAGGAACAGTCATAATATCCTCTACAGCTTGAATAAAATCTTCTCTTAGATAAGGCCTTTCTATATCAATATCACAGTCATAAATAACAAGATATTGTTGATTTTCATTGTTTACACTGACACTATATTCTTGACCAAACTCATCAAGAGCTTTTGCTGTAGTTTGAGAAGAGTTTGTATTAGCTACAAAACAAAGTTTAGCTACCATTTGTTCCCTATTATTTACTATAAGAGAAAGATAAATATTATTTTTGGGAGCATTAATTTCTAAATCTTTTGTATCTGTACCAGAAAAGAATGATTCCATACTATGATGGCTGTGCACGGGTCCATAAAAGCAATCTTCAAATTGTTCATTTTTGTTTATAAAATTCACATATCTTTCATCTACTTCATACTCTGTATAAGTAGTATTACCTTTATCTAAAGGAAGAATAGCTCTTGTAACAATCCTTAAATTTTCTGGGTCTTTTATAGAACCCTCTAAGTCATAGAAAAGTAATCCTGACCATTCTACACTATTTATTCTTTTACAGAGGTATGTTATCTCGCTGTAAACCTCTTTTGTAACTGTTAATTTTATTTTTGTAGACTGATTCAAATGCTTCATTTTTTTGTATTTTTTCTAATCTTCTTGTTAAACATCTTTTTATATATTCTTTTGTTTCTTTCATTAGCACCAATTTTGGTGTTACAGTATCATTATCTTTAGGTATATCAGTAATAACTAATGGAAACTCTTTTTGTTTATATACTAAAGGTATAATATCAATAGAGCTATCTGGTAAATAATTTTTAAATGATACATTAAAAGTATTATTTACATGTAGTTCATAGTTATTATCTTCTAATTTATAACATAAATAATACTTTCTATAATTATCCAATTCTTCATCTAAAACATCAACTGCATATTTTTCAAATTCTTCATCAAAATCCACTTTTAATTTATTATTTTCTAATGATAAATCTATGTGAACATTTTTACTTTTATAATCTTTAAATAAATACTTTAAGAAGTCATCATCTGATATAGCATAATCAAAACTTGCTCTACTATAATTATTACTTGTAGTAGGTAATCTGATTTCAGAGAATTTATGATAAGGCATACCAGATAAAGATTCATAATAAACAATAGTAAACATTTGAACAAAAAAGTTTGTCCAAAATTCTTCATTGTTATTTTCAGGCTCATTTGTTTCTAATATCATTGTTGATAAATTACTAGTACCTAAACAAAAATTACTAAAATATACAGAAGATAAAGCCAGGTCTTTAAAACCACAATAGTTAGTATGGGGTATATTATCATAATGACTATGTCCATAAGAATAATATTCTGCAAATGTCATAGTAGTTCTTCCACCTTGAATATTAAGACAATAAGGTATACCATTATTAGCAGACATTTCATATAGAACAAATAAATCTTTTATACCATCGTATTTTTTATTATCTTTATTTTCTATAGTTACTTGAGGAAACCTTGTAATAAATCCCCTAAAAAATACTTTTATTTTACCATTTACAAGCCCATAATAAAATAAAAAATCCCAATTATCACCATAAATCTCATTCAAAGATTTTATTATAGGTTCTAATTTCTCTAAATAACCAATAGATATGTTTCTTTCTGGTCTATCACTATAAAACAATCTATTTTTTTTAGATTTTTCTTTTAAATATTCATAAGGATTTTCTATTCTAAGTCTTAGATAATTTGTAAGAGCTTTTTCAAACAAACCTTTTTTAATTATTCTTTCTTTATACATAACTTAAAATAAAAAGAAAGTGAGGTTTCCCTCACTTTCTAAGTTTAATATAAAACAACTCTATGAGATTATAGTTTTTTTAGAATCTCTAAATCATCTAAGTCTTCTTTAGAGAGTCCATTAGAAGTATTTACAGGTTGAGCTACTTTTATCTCTAATACTGATGAAGCATTTTTTGAAGTAGTATCTTTTAGAAGAGTGATGATAGTATTTATTTTACCATTAAGTACACTAAGAGTGTCTTCTACATCTGAAAATCTGTTATGAAGAGATTCAAATTCTTCATCAAAGTCAATACCTTGTTTACCATCTTTCTGAGTAATGAAGAGCTTAAAATCTCCTGAAGGAATTTCAGCATTTGGAGAAGTTATTACTACACCTTCTCCTAAAAGAACACGCATTTCATCAAATACTTGTTCCATGCTTGAACCTACATTAGCATCTCTTATTAAACCAGATAACTCAGAGAACTTGTTATCTTTTAATTGATAAATAACTTCATCACCTTCTATACGAGTTGATGATGTTGCATTAGGATTTACTTCAATTTTGTATTTACCTCTAATACCTCTTCCTGCTAAAACTTTTACTGTTTGTACTGTTGTCATGTTTTCTTGTTTTTAAAAATGTTACTAAATAATTAAATTGTTGCATCTGAAAATCTTTCTTTGATTACTTTTTCAATAAAAGCTAATTTCTTGTTTAAAACTTCAAGCTCTGTTACAGCTATAAGTTCTTTCAAGTAATCATAAGGAATTTGTTTTTGCAGATATTTAATATCTGCTTCCTTTTCTGCAATTTGACCTTTTACAGAGAGTTTCTCTTCATTTAGTCTCAAATGAGCCCTCTGTGCAATAAGCTTTAAGTTTTCTACTTTAGCTTCTTTTTCATCTAGAGAAATAAGCTCTAAATAAGTTTCTTGTTTTTTGTTTACTTGTTCCATTTTGAAATGTTCTTTTTAATAAATTTTTCTAATTCTTGTTTACCTTTTATTTTTAGTAAATCAGAAGGGTCTTTGATACCTTTATTAAACAAGCTTGGGTCTAAAGTAATATTAGTAGCTATGTTGGGTTTTATGTCATTTATAATATCTTTTACTAAGTTACCTGCTCCAATACCTGTATTATCATTATCAAACCAAACAATGATTTTATCTTTGTTTTTTATAAGTTTTTCTAAAATCATATTATTTGGTACTTGACCTTCATTTTGAAACCAACATACATTTAAACCTTGATTTTTTAAGACTCTATAATCTTTGTATGACTTGGTGATTATTAATATACCTTTCTCTTTAAATTTACCACCAATATCATTCTGAGTACAATTTGTAAACCATTTATATTCCTTTTCAAAAGGGGAATATATTTTCTTTTTATTGTCTTTAAAATCTGTATAAGCGTATGATTGTTTAGTATTAATTGTAAAAGGTTCAAAAGTATCTTTCTTAAAGCTTGAAAAAGCACAAATAGCATAAACTCTGTCTTCAAATAGGTTTTTACTTGATATTTGATAAGAAGACCAAAATTTCTTATCTACACTATTCCAGCTTCTAATGCTTATGAAAATATCTTTTTTTATATTTAATTTTCTTTCAGGTTTGTATTTAACGATTGGATTAATAACTTTTTTACTATTATTTATTATAGAAAATTCAATATAATTAAGAGCTTCCATAAAAGACATATTAAGACATTCTCGTACAAAACCTATACAATTGACACCATGTGTAAAAGTAGCCCAATCATGAAAATATAATATACCATTGTCATCATATTTAAAATAGCAACCAGGTTTATTATCTTTTCTATAAGGAGCTAAATACATCTTTTTTTCATCTATTTCATCTTTAATAAAAGCAGCAAAGACCTCCTCCTGATACTTAAAAATATACTCTTTTTCTAAAGTATTATAACCTTCTTTAAAGCCATACATAGATTTAATTTTTGGCTACAAAGTTAGTTATTTATTTTAGAATGGGAAATCTCCATCTAAATTTTCTCCTGTACTTTCTTCAATTGCTTCAGGGACAGCATCTTTTTGCTCTACTTCATCATCAGAAAGAACTAATTGGTTAAATACAGAAGTGTTAAATAGGTACTTACCATTACTTTCAGACCTTCTAATAGGGTGTTTTTTACCATCTTCTGTGACATACTCAAGTACATACTTCTCTTTGTCAAAATGTTCTTTAAAATCACCCTCTACGTGAGGTACAAAAGTTTTACCCCAATAAGCTGTACCAAATATAGGAACTTCAAGGAAAGCTTGTTTGTATCCTTGAGAAACTTTCTTTTGATACTGCATAAAGAGGTCTACTTTTACATTACCTACTTTACCTGTCTTGTTAATGGCATTAGCTATAATAGTTATATAGCTTTTCCAGGAATTAATAGGTTGTTTAAGAAGTTCTTTTAGTGTTTCTTTTTCTATGAAACACTCTGCAAATTCACAAATTTGCATTTGAGTAACTTCAACTTGTTTTTGATAAACTTCTTTACTATTCTCAAAACTAGTGTTTTCTTTAGGTTCAAAGAAAGTAAAGAAATTGTCTCTGTCTGCACCATCTAACCTGTAATTTACAGATAGTACATCAAGACCATTTTTTGTTTGTGCTACTTCTACTTTAGTAAAAGTAGCATTTTGGTTAAGACCAAATTTGCCAAAGCTACCTGTTGATTCTTTGGCTTCTTGAAATCCAAAATTCATATATGAATAATTTATAAATTAATTACGCAAATCTAGTAGGACCTCCATATACAAAAGTATTAGAAGGTACTTCTTCTACACCTTGTTGAGCTAAAGCTTCTACTTCAGCTTGAGGTTCTGGAGTGTCTTCTATTTCTTCAAGATTAGTAACTTCAGGTTCTTCTTCTTCAATAACCCAAAGAGGTTTCCTGAATTTTCTAATTTCAAGTCCTAATGTCTTTAGGACATTTTTTATCTGAGCTACAGGTAATCCATAATGCTCTGCAAGCTCTTTCATTTTCATACCCTTGTCAATTTGTTCTTTTAGAACACTTGGTTTAATTTTAACTTGTTCCATTACTTTAAAGTATTAATATAATTATATATTTTGTTTAATTCATTTACTTCAGTAGGTTTAGGAAGTTCTGAGAAATAATCTACAGCTCCTAAGAAGAATATAGGTACTTGTACTCCAGCTTCACCATCTCTTGATTTAAGTATCTGCATAGCTCTATAGTGATTCTTTAGTTTTGTAATGTCATATCCTCCATGATTTGTTATTTTGTATCTATAAGGAGCAAATAATGTCAATACATAAGAAGCATCTCTTGTAACAACTTTAGAATCTCCAAAGCTTGAAATTGATGGAGTTAGCTTTTCTTCAATAGATTTTCCAGCTACATTATATTGTACTGTTTCAGCATCTAAAGCAAGCTGTTGCACTCCAACTACAGTAAATCCAAATTTATCTCTAAGTCTTAGAGCATATTTAGAGGAGAATAAATCAATAGCACTTTTTAAACTTTCTCCTTTTTCACCACTTAGAAGGTTATAATTATCTACAATAACTATAACATAATGATTTGGATGATAAGTTTTATAGTATTTTACTTTGGAGAAAGCTGTTCCAACACCTTTTCTTATATTTTCAACTTCTTCTTTTGTAAGAGGTTTATCTTCTTTATCATAATAAGTACCTATACTTAAAGCAAAATCTCTACAATACTTAAATATACCTGTAGGGTTAGTAATATGAGTTATAATATGTACTCTTTCTAAGAACTTATTTATATGTTCCTTAGCTTCCTCTACATATTTTATAATCTCATTAGATACAGTATTTAACCTCCCAATAGATTGTAAGTCTTTTACACTTACAATTTTTTTGTATTTATGAAATATGTATCTTGAAATTTCACTCATTATTACCTTTTCTTCACTCTCTTCTAAAGAAAAATCAAGTATATCTACTTTTATGTCTTCTTTTGTATTCTCTAAATAAGATAGTACATTATGAATAAAAAAATATCTTGCAAACTTAGACTTACCTATTGAAGTTCCTGCACCTATTAAATAATAAGAAGCTTTTTCAACACCTGGAAGATAATTTTCTAATCTTTCAAAACCTGTAAAAGGTATACAATTATAATTACCTTTATCATGATTTAATTTATTAGTTTTTATCTTCTCTAATACTGTTTCAAAATTCATTACTCTATAATTTTAGTTGTATCTACATCTTCTAAGAACTTTCTTGTCCATACTTCATCTACAGTATCTTTGAGATAAAGTATATAAACATTAAGTTTCTTACCTTCTCTTTTTAGTAATCCTCTACTTAGCTTTTGATAAGAATATCCTTGATTGTTACTATCACATTGAATAATAACTACATTATCAATATTTTTATAAGTAACACCCACAGTACCTGTCTTAACTAAAGAGAGTTGGTTTATCTTACCTTCTTGGAAGGCTTTTAAATCCTTATCAGAAGTCTTACTATTATAAGAAGGATAACCTAATAATTTAGCTTGTTCTGTATTGGAACAAAATATTAGAGTTCTTTCTTCCTTTTTTAGAGATTGTAGTAAAGACAAAGCAGCAAAAAGCTTAGTAGGAGCATTGTAAATCAAATGCATTCTTGAGGTGTACAAGAACTTATTTATAGGCAGAAAGTTCCTTTTTTTGTACTCAATTGCATTGGTAAGGTAATTATACTTATCATACTCTGTTTGTAGAAATTTCTTACCTTTTAAGCCTGATTCAATGAGTTTATCTTTACTATTAAGTTCTAAAGGAATAAGTTTTATTTGATAGTCACTAATAATGTCTGTATTAATAGCATCATTAATAGACATTTCTACTAAAGTAGAGAAATTGAGTTTCTCTAAAAGCTCTCTTTTATCTTTATGTTTGCTTGGGGTTCCTGTAAGTCCTAATATTGTTTTTACTTTTAAATCCCCTGTGAATAAACCTACAGAATTATTAGGTGAGAATGATTGTATCTCATCTAAAACCATAAAGTCATAAGCTCCTCTTTCTTTATGTAGAGAATTGTAACAAATAAATTTAGTTACCTTTAAAAGCTCTTCTGCACCCCATTTTTTAAACTCTTCAGGTGTCCCTTTATCTCTAAGCTCTTTATTAGGAGTAACCCATAAAATAGACTTGAAATTGTGTTTTTTCATTATCTCTATGGCAAGTTTAGTTTTACCTACCCTCATACCAACAAGAATGAGTTGATTTTTTCCAATTTCAAATTTATTTAGGGCTTCTTCTAATATTAATTGTCTTGGGTCTCTGTCCATTCGTAATAATCATCTAAAGGTTTTTTAGCTTCATCTTTAATCAAAGATACAATATCAAAACTATCTGTATAAAACTCATCACCAGAATATTTACCATAAGCAGTAAATCTTAAAGAATTATAGCTATAAAGCTCATACCTATATAATTCTAATCTTGCTTCTGGGGTTGTTAGTTTTTGTAATTGTTCTTCAGATAAATCTATTATATAAGGTTTTTCAAGATTTGTTTCTTCCTCTGGGATTATTTCATCATCAAAACAATAAAAGTCTACAATATGAGTGTAAAAACACATTTTACAAAAGTTATTCAATAATTTTCTTGAATCTTCTCTTAGATTCCTAAGAAATTTTTGCTGTTCTTGTATTTCTCCTATTGTATTACCATCTATTCTTATTAAAGCATAATCACAAAAATCCCAATCACTATCTGTAAAAGCTTTTATTATTATATATTTCATGGTATATATAAATTAGTTAAGCAATCTTTTTTAATTTCAACATCTTTGAAATACTGAGAGTTATTTACTTTTAGCTTTTCATAAGTTTGTACATTAAAAGGGGTTGCAAATATATGAAAACCATTCTTACTTTCCAAAAAACCTTTTACTTTGTTTTTACCTATTTCAATAGGTTCACAAAGATTTATAGTAGATTGCACTCTACTAAAAACTTCAGGGTCTTTTGTATCAATATCTAAAATCCAATATTTTTCAATACCTATAGATTTATCTATTGATGTAGCATCTGTACAGCTGGTAAACAGTTTAGATATTACTCCTTCATAAAAATTATCTTCTATATATTCTGATAATTTTCTAAGCATAGCATGAGTAACTCTCTTAAAACTCTTAGGATTAAGGTTTATCATAGCTCTTGCATTCAGAGTATTACATATAGATATAATTTCATTTTCTAACTTATATTCTAAGTAATCTAAACTCTTTACTACATAAGATTTCACAACATTAGAGTTTTTATTGATATTATTAACCTCTTTCTTTCTTTGTATAATTTCTACATGAAAGAATAAATCAGGGTTATTGATATTAAAAACCTCTAATAGTCTGAATTTAATTTTCTCAAGATTGTTTATCATCTGATACATCTTCAGCTAAAAGTCTCACCATATTGAACAACAGAGCTTGTGTAGTTGAGAAATGAGCATTTAGTGACATTGAAATCCTTCTCTGTAAAATCTTCATAATCTGTATGAATAGCTTTTGCAAGCATTTCTGCTGATTCTTTTAACAGCGAAGCTGAGCTGTTTAAAATTCTAATTTTTTCTTCTTTTTTCATTTTTTAATATTTAAAATTTGTTTCTAATGTTTTAATAGTTTAATCATTCTCTCTAAAACATCTTTTGAAGTATGACCATCAAATTCAAATAGTGCTTTAGGTGTTTCTTCTACTTGAAACAAATCCCAATCTTCTTTTTTATAATGATTAGAGATTTGTCCTGTTGGTAACATAGCTGAAACAATAAACCAATTATCATTGTCAAAACATTTTTTACCATCATTATGTTTCCATGATTTATGAACTTGGTATTTTCCTTGCTTATACCATTCATTAAATAATAAAGCATTGTACATTTTACGAAACTCATACAGTTCATCAAAAGTGTGATAGCCATCAGAAACCTTTCCTGTGTGTTGCATTATGAATTTCCATAATTCCTGTAAATCCAATTTTTTCATATTAAATATTTTTTAATTATATATTCAAACAGTGATAAAATAAAAATATATAAGAAGAATATTAATGCAATAAATAAAAATATTGCATTTGCAATAGGTATAAAACCTAATATAGCTATTAAAACACAAGGTATAAGATTTTCATCATTGTAACCTTCTCCTTTTATTTTCTTTCTTACACTGTAAAACATAAGTATTAAACTTAGTAATATATTTCCTATCAGAAATATAACATAACTCTTTTCTATATCAAAAACATAATTTTCTAAAAAAATCTATCATAGTTTATTCTTTAACTTCTTATATTGATGAATAATTATTATTAATTTGTTATTTCAATATCATCTTCTACATATTGACGAAGAGATATAAATCCGCGAAGATTTTTATTAAATCCTTTTGCTTCATTAGGGATAGCTAAAATATTAAGATTTTCGCTTTTTTCACACTTTCCTTTTATCCAAGTTTCATATTCATAATTAGCCATACATTTAGCTATATGTCCAAAGCAACTCCAATGTCCTGAATTTTTAAGTCTTTCATACATCTCTCGAGCTTTTTCTATGGTAATTGTATTCTCATCACCAATCTTAGTGTAAGATATTTTTGCAGTAAGACATACAGACATTTTTATTAAATCCCCTAAATCTTGGATACCTTTTGATTCTTTATCTTTTAATATTTCTTCTCTAAAAGGTATATGCCATTCTTCACTATAAAGTTCTTTAGGAGTAGATTCATTCAAAGCATCATACATTTTCTCAGCTAAGTCCATAAAATGAATTTCTGCTTGTCCTGAATTACACTGTAACCACTCCAAATCTGTCATGTCTTTTAAGTAAGGTAATAATTCTAAAGCTTCTTTTTTTGAATTAAATTTTAAGTTCTCTACGTTGTAAATAGGACATCTTTGTTCAAACAAATGTTCAAAAGATTCACGAGTACCTGTAATGAGTTGTGTGACCCACATAAAAGGTTCTAAAAGTCTGTTACCATAATTTTTAGATAATGATGTGTTTGGAATAAAGCCTGTTGCATGACTGATTTCAATATCAAGAAGTTTTTCATCTATTGTATCTAAAACTTCACCTACAATTATTTTAGCTGAAGTTACAGCTTTATCTCTTGCTCTTAACCAACTTTTATTTTTTATCTCTATGTGTTTAGGGTCTGTAAGATATTTTGTACCTTGCATTCCTTTATGTGACAATTGCCAAGCCAATGGCACGAAAGGTTCTTTCTCTACTACTTCAACCATTTTCTCAAATGGTATAGCACGAGAGTTATGTACTATAATATTATTAGCTAAAAAATTGTGATATTCACCTTTTACTTCTATATCATAAGTCTCTTTTTTACCTTCATTTCTTACGTTTAGAATAGGAAAGAGTGTTTTAGTTGCTAATCTTTTAGGAACTTCTCTCCATTGTAAATAATTTTTTTCAGAATTAATATTTAGTATCTGGTGACTTTCATACAATCTATATAAAACTTGATATATACCTTTATTTTTATTTTGTATAAATTGCTCTGTGGTTATCCAACCATTACCTGTAAAAAGTTTATGTTCTTTTGTACATTCTAAGTAATTTAAATGTTCATTACCTAAACCAAAGACTTCTTTTACACCTGTACTGAAAACTTCTTTTATTTCATTAAGAAAAAACACGTTTTTGTCTTCATCATAAGAAATTATACCATAATCAATTTCATTATTTATAAAATCTTGATAAATAAGTCTTATAGGTCTTTCAAAAAGATAATTTTCTTTTTTATTGTAAACCATTATTTTGGTATTGCCAGGCAAACAACTTGAAGTATTCTTTTCAAGTTGTTTATAAGTATTTACTTCACTAAGAATAATACGAGGAAATGTCAGTTTATAGGTGATTATCTCCTCACCTGTTTCAGCTCTTTTACTATGAGCTATAATTTCTGCTTTGATGTTATTTTTCATTGTAATACCCTTTAAGTTCTTCTAATTCTTTAATAAATTGGATGTAAACATTTCTACGAGTTATCCAATCAGTTCTTTCCTCAACACTTGTAGTAGAATATTCTGCCAATAACTCTTTGTATTCTTCTACGTATTCCTTATATCTTTCTATAAGTTCTGATATTTTATCTATTTTTTTCATAACTTAATTATTTAAACATGTCTGATATTCTCTGCATAAGAATTAAGAATCCAAATCCTCCTAATATAAGAACTGGAATAATTAGAGATTCTAATGTCATATCTAAAGTGGATAATGTATTATTGTGAGTAGCTTTCTGTACGTCCAAACTCACATAAATAATAATTATACATGCTCCTATGCAGTACAACACAAATAGAAACATCATAAAGTTGTCTACATATTTATTCCCTTTACTCATAATAATGGTTTTGCAATTTCTAATAGTTCTTTTTGTTCTTCGAGGAATTTGTCTCTGATTTCTTTTGTCTTAAAACACATAACTCTTGAAGCATATAAACAAATTTTACTTGAAATCTCTAAGTCTTCTTGTACTATACAATATTTATTAGAATTTGTATTCCAATTAGGTTCCCAACCTTCATTATAATAATCTCTTAGCCAAATAAGTTTAGCAAGTGCTTAAAAAGCATTAACCAATTTTTTATTTGGAAGAATCAGAGTTTTTGTTATAGATACATAACCACCTCTTTTCAATAATATTTCCTCATAAGTTGGTTTTGGTTCTTTTTGTTCAAAACCATTTAATACTACTTTATAGGGTTTTGTTGAAAGGGTTGGTATGGAATCTAATTTATATACACCTTCAAGGGTATAGCTTTGTATACTATCATTTTTATCTTCTTCTTTAAATACAACAATTATTGGATATTTTCCTTTATAATTATCCATGTTAATGCTTCTGATAAAACCTTTTTTATTTGGGAAATTTAAACTATCATAAACTGTCATTCCCTCTTTAAATACTGTTTTCATATAACTCAATTAATTTATTAACTAATGATTCACGAGCTTCTTCATATTTTTCAGTAATATTTTTACTTGAAGAAATTAAGTATCCCTTTTCATCTTTAATTTCAAAAATGTAAATAGGTTTATTTAAAGAAGCATCTCTAAAACACACTATAGTTCCAATAAAACCTTTACTTATAAACCATTCGAACACTTGCTCAAAAGTTGGAATACAAAGTTCAAATAGCCCTGTATCTTTGTTTAAATCACTATTTCTAATCCCTTTAAGATTGTCATATAAACTTAAAGAAGGTAAAAACCCTGATACTATTTCATTTGTATCTTTATCTATACAAACATATATAAATGTTTCTTCATTAAAGCTTAATCCTCTGAGTTTTTTAGCTTGTTCTACAGATACAAGCCAAGAAGGGTAATCACTCTTTTTCATAAGTATATCCTATTACTTTTAATAAAACTTTATTACAATTTAATCTATCTTCTTCAGATTTAATAGACCATTTTATTTTTCTATCACTTTTTATGTAAAAATTCAATGCAAAGAAACTTGGTGATTTATATTCATAGATACGCATCAAAAACATACCTTGTTTAAATTCTACCTTATACTTATCTGAATCTTTTTTATCATTTTCACGAACTACAACATCACCCTCATAGATTTCTTTACCATCTATGTCATAGAGTCCTGTAAATTGACCTACAGAATTTTTATCTACTAATGTATACTCAGAAACTTCTTCACACTCTTCTTGGTCTGTTATATGATATTCATCTCCTACAATTACTAAGTTTCCATAATTCCACTTACTGTTGCTGTTATTGAATCCTCTAAATTTTATTATTCTCATTTTTATATAATTTAATAAGTTCTTTTAAGCACTCTTTTCTTGCTATTTCATAAGAAATATAATAACTTTCAAACTTTTCCCAAGTAAAATCATATATTATTTCATATAAATAACCTATTTTACACTTTAAATCGGGGTGAAATACATAGTCTATATTTGCTTCATAACTTTTTTTTCTGAACCAAGAGAAGGCTTGTTCCCATGTAGGAATATTACCTAAACCTTCTCTTAGATTAATATAAATATTGGCTAAAAACTCTCCTTTTTCTGTAGCATTTACATAGTCAGAGAAAAACACACCTTCAGAATCATATTTAAAATAACAAGGTTCATTAAAACCAATTTTTTTCAATTCTTTAGATAATTCTAAAGGAACTAACCAATCAGGGTATTCACTTTTCTTCATTGTTCTAAGTTTAGTATTTTTATTTGCTCTTCAGTTAGAGGTTCAAAATTATAAAAAGGACAATTATCACTTGTAATAAATTTAGCATTATTTTCTTCATTATAAAAATATAACTTAGATACTATAAAATCAAATGAGTCTTCATCCCAAAATTTTCCCCATTTACCTATATAATCATTCCAATTGATTGGAGGTTCCTGAGTAAAACCTTTTAAAGTATATTCTTTAAAAGATAATAATTTTGAAGCTAATCTTTTTGTGTAATATGTTATACTACCATCTTCTAATTTAACTTCAAAAACTAAAGTATTATCATTTTTTTCTTTCCAATTAGAACAATATGTTTCAATAATCACTCCCCAACCAAATCTTATATCAAAGATTTTGTCACCTTTTCATAATTATTTTTTTAAACTGTCATAAATACCTTCAATCTCTTTAGTTATTTCATTGATTTCCCATGCTAAGTTAAATGCAATTTCATCAGATGAAACAGTTTCTCTAAAATCTTCCATTGTAGAAATTTCTTTACCTTTATCACTTAATTCTTTAAATTCTTGTAAAGATTCTTTTAGCTTTATGGAAGCTTGTTTTAAGTTTTCTAAGTTTTTTATTATTTTTTCTCTCATATACTATCAATTATATTTTTTACTAATTTATCCGTGTTTTCTGAGAGTTTCTTAGATATTATCTTTAGTATATCTAATGATAAATCTTCATCTACAAAAAGGGTAAAAGACTCTCCTATTTCATTAAAGAAAGATACTTTACCTTCATATCTATCTTTTTGTTTTTCTTCTTCTTTCTCAAAAGAGTAGCCTTTTTTAAACTCTAATGAAAATTCTTTTAGTTTGAAATTCTTATTCATAATTAATGACACTCTGAGTAATTTATTCCATAATCTGCACTAACATCCATAGGTATATGGAATTGTATTTTATTATTTACTTTAGCTATACATTCTTTTAAATATTTTAAGTTATCTTCTTTGCTAACTCTCTCATTATCAAAGTAATAGAGTAACTCGTCATGTATCTGAAGCATTACTGTATTTACTCTCTTTCTTACTTCTTGTAAGTAACAATCAAAAACAAATACAGCAGTACTTTGATTTAGTGATGAAAATATATCTTTAAAATACCTAAGTGAAATCCAAAAGTTACTTACAGGATTAAGTATATACATAGTATCCACAGTTTGTAAAAAACTGTTTTGTAATTTTTGACACCTATTTTTTTCCTCTTTACTATTATCTTTAGGTAAAAAATCTGATGTTTTGTATGTTTTTACTTCCCCTGTTTTGTGTATCACTTTCAATAAAAGGTCTTTCTCTACATCTAATACAGATTTATTCATTGTCCAATAACCATCTAATATAGTCTCTGCTTCTTGTTCTGTACAATCTAAGTTTTTAGCTAATGTTTTAGCTCCAACTTTATATACAGAAGCAAAATTTACTGTCTTAGCTTTACCTCTTATTGATTTTAAAGTAGAAAATTCTTTCTTCTCTTCATCTGTTTTATTCTCTTTACTGTCTAATTCTTTAAACCTATTAGCTTGTTCTCTTGTCATTAGATTTACAAATACAGCTACTTCTATATGTGCATCATATCCTGGAACTCTTTTTTTATTTACATAATCAGGGTCAAATTTGTACATGTAATTGTCTTGAGTTGTTGCTTCAGCAGCTGATAAGTCCGAACCGCATAATATAGTATTTTCTTTAGGAGAAAGAATTAAACCTCTAATCTCTTTACCATAAAAGGTATTTGGTTTAGGTAAATTACTAATAGGTTTTCTGTGTAGAAATCTAAAGGTATTAGATAAACCTCCAGCAGTGGCATAAACACAATTATTCTTGTCCATACTTTCCATAAAAGACTTAAACACTCCTATCCTATGAGTTATTAAAGAAAGGTCATTAAACAGCTCTATTTCTGGTACTATTTCTATTAATTTCTTTACAGAATTACATATTTTACCATTATCATCATAAATCTGTTCTACTTCTTTTTTAGTTCCTTTTTTCTTATCTTTTACTGTTTTATAAGTACAAGGTATCCAACCTAATGAGTAAAACCATTTTTTCACCTGGTCTACACTTCCTGGATTAGGTTCTTCCTCTCCACATATTAAAGTAACTATTCCTTTATAGTCTTCAGGCAATTCTTGTTCTTGTAAAATAGCTAACCACTTTTTACCTGCTTCATTTAATGAACCATCTTTCTTAGTCATTTTATTGGGTTTAGTTACCTCTTTGTATTTATATACTTTAGGCATTACTCCCTTTAAAATTTCTACTTTTTCATTGTAGATTGTTTCAAGCTCATTTAAAGATTTGTAAAGTAATTTTGTGTCTACTTTTATCTTTACTTCTTCTTGCTCTCTTAGACAATCCATTTTGAAATTTAAATAATTAATGATTCTTTCTTTATCCTCTTGTTTAGGATATAGTTTATGAAGAAAAGGTATTTGCTTGTGAAATAATCTCTGATTAATCTCAACATCTTCATTGCATCTGTGAATATATTCCTCAATAGTGAGATTACTCCAATCAGATATTTTAGGTTTAGGTACTCCAAATTCTTCTCCAAAGGATTCTAATCCATGAGATTTTCTCCCTATATATAAATACCATGATAATCCCATAGTATCTATTATTTTAAGCTCCTTTGGCTTTTTCCAACCTAACAACTTTTTTAAGACAGGTAAATCAAATCTTAGAATGTTATGCCCAATTAATGTTTCTTGTTTATCCAAAAAGGTAATAATATCATTAGGATTAACTAAAGCTCCTTTTTCTAATAAAACTCCTTTTTCATAAATCTGATAACAAAAACAATATAGTTTTGTTACCTCATCTAATAAGCCATTACATTCTAAATCAAATATTGTGTATGCCATAATTTTATTATTTTATTACTTCATATAATTCAAAAGGTCTTTCTTTATCTGTTTCATAATGTTCTATGAGTGTAATTCTATTACCTTTATAAAATACTGTAGGATTTATATAATAAAAGTATGGATTATTACCTTTTGCTATTATATTAGCATTTAATAGTTCTACTAACCCTTTAGTTATTGATACTTTTGAGTTGTATCCTGTATATTTCATTGCTTCCTCCCAATCAAGATTGAAATAATCTTCATATTTTAGTATTTTTGAAATATAACAGAAAACCCTTATACCTGCTAAAGATAAATCAAATAAGGTCTGTAATTGAGATGTAAAAATCTTTATGAACTCTTCTGTCTCAACTTTCTTTTTTGTTGAAAAAAATATAGCTTCTTCATTTAATTCATTGGTCTTTAAATTAATTATAGCTTCATTATTCAACTCTCCTTTTAGATTTAACCTCATTGTCTTGGGTACTATCAAATTCTTTAAATAAGGATTAGAACTATTTCTACTGAAATCTGAAATGTTCATAAGCTCTTTATGTTTCTTCATAACACAAAAAAATTAAATTAAACTTTGTTATTTATAAAGTGCAAAGGTAATTCTTTTTATTAAAAGAACAAATGTATTTTGCTATAAACACAAAATTTTTACTTTTTTCTGTGCTAATACATAACGAAGTGTTGTGTCTTAGACAATGAAGTGTTGTCTCATACATAACAATCTGTTTGTTAAAATTATTTGTAACTGTTTGAAAATTAATTTATTACATTTTCCTCTTCTTAGTCTTATTCTCTATAACCCTTTTATAGTACTTATGAGATTTGTTTAGCTGTACTTATGGTTACCATAAGTTACTTGTCTTAGAATAAAAATAAAAAGGAAAGTGAGGTAATTAAAGGGCAGAATTAACTACCCTTTAATATACCAATGTTATGGCAACTTAGAAACTCTACTCCAAAGATACATTCACACATATCAGTTTCTTTAAGTCATAACACAGTGGAATCTTATACTTGTTCATCATTAAGTGTCGAGTTATTGACTAAAGAGATAATTCTGAAATCTTTTTCTGAACTATTACATATAAAGTAACTTTCAGAAAGTAATACATTATTCTCTCCTAAATCATAAATGACATATAACTTATGATAATCAAGTGAATCCTTACCCTTTCTTTTGATGAACTCTAATATTGCATCTCTCGTGGGTAATCCTTTAAACTCTAAGCCTTGCTTAATCTCTAATACTGTTTTCATAATTATTTATCTAATTTCATAATAATATAAAAACTTGCAGCATAAAAAGCAACAGCAACTCCTGTGGCTATTTCCAAATCAACATCTAAAAAAAGTAATAACCAAAATAAACCTATATTTATAAGTAATAAATATACACCTAAATCACTAAGGATTCTTTCTTTTTCTTTATTATTTTCCATCTTCTTTTAGGTATTTTCTGTAATAATTATTTGTCTTATTACTCATAGCTACTATGAATAATTTACCCTTTTCTGTCTTATAAACATCATATTGCTGACCTTTATAAATGGCTTTGTCCTCAGTCTTTACACTTTTTGTAATTACTTGCTCTAAAGTCTTAGGCTCTTTCTTGTCTAAATCATAAACTTTCTGTGAATAACTACTTAATGTAGTACACAATGCTAAAAAAAGTATTGGTCTCATAATCCTTTGTATTTGTTAATAATTCTTGTTTCTACTAATTCTATGTCTTTTTGACTTAAATTCTTTTTAGTATTCATAGCTTTACCTAACCATTCTTGGTATTTATTGAAATCTTTTTTAGTATGGTAAAATAAAGCATTTTTTAATTGTAAATAGTATCTTATCATATTTTTATTTTTAATTAAAATAAAAGGCTTTTAGTACTGATATTTTCCTGTTGCAGTGTTTGTTCCACAATAGTATATAATAAGTATTACCTTTTTATTAGAAACTCAATGTAACCATCTTGTGGATTTTTATAACATGCTATTGTTAAAACTAAAGTTGTTTTATAATATTAAACTATTTTATTATTATTACTATCTTCCCTTAACTTACGAGTACAAATTCTTGACTAAAAGCCTTATCCTTTCAGTAATTTTGTATAAAAAAGTTTCAGGTACTCAGATATAGAGGCCTTTCCCCGAAACTAAAACATAAATACTACAAACTACCAATATGTGTTTTGTACTTGTTGAGAGTGTTTATAACATCTTCTTTTATATCATTCAAAAGAAGTATTACATCATTATCTTTCAAGTACTCATTCTCATCTAAATTTATAGGATTATTTATGTAATCAATATAAATAACCTCATGTATGTTTTCTAAAAAAGTATATACATTATTCCTATTCTTTTTTAGAAATCTAAACAAATGATTAAAATAACCATTTTCTCCTTTATATTTAGAGAAGTTTAATAGCTCTTGTAATCTTTTTGAAAGCCTTTTTGCTTCTTCTAAAATTCCTCCTTTGTAGAACTCAAAATTTATTTCTACTAAACTTATTCTATTCATAGTACTTATGTTTAAAATTAAATAACTAAGTCTGGTTTTTGAATAGAACCAGACAAAACTATAACCATTATGGCAAGTAATCAAGAAAAATAAAGTTCTTATTGATGAACTGATTTCCATTCTACATAACACTTCTCTAAAGGTATTATAGCTAATCCAAAATCAGTCCATGCTAAATGAAAGTAATTACCTTTTTTATCTTTAAAAATATCACTCCCATCATCTGATAGAAACTCATTTTCTATTAATCTACACTTAATAGAAAAATCACTATTAATGGTAAGTTTCTTACCATCATAAGGTATTTCATATACTTTACCATTTATCCAAAATTTCTCAGTCTTTGGCTGAGAAAAACTGAAAATGCTCACTAATGCTAATATTATTGTATTCATTGTATTTATGTTTAAAAATTAAAAGGAGTTTTTGTAGGAACTCCCAAAACCTTAGTATATATTACCATTATCTCTGAGTAATACTTTCCTATAATTCTTTAAAGAAACTATTCTCTCTTTTAGAGATTTAATTTCTCCTAAAGTAGAGTTTTCATCATCTACTTTATTATTATAGTCAGTAATTACTTCATTGAGAATAGTATTTACCTCTTCTTCTGTATAAGAGTATTCAGATTTTTCTAAATACTTTCTACAGAATTTCTCATAAGCAATGTAGCCTGTAATTATACTATAAAGCTCTTTATAGTGATATAAACATGAACTAAAAAACTTTAAGTAACTTTCAACAGCATCTATATATCTCTTACTACTCTCTTGCTCTTTAGCTTTTTCAATAGCATCTTTGAATGCTTTACAGTTCTTAGTAAGAGTTTCAATTATACTTTTCATACTCTCTAAAAACTCTTTAGCACTATCATTATCTACAAAATAATCTAATTCTTTTGTAGAACAAGTCTTTATGTCATCAAAAAAGATCTCATAAAACTCTATTGCTAACTCAATATACTCAGGCAATTCTTCATACCAAATAAAACTATAATAGTTAGAAAGCTTTTTCTCTAAAGCATATTCTATTCTTTTATTATAGCTATAAGTATAGTTATCTTTATCATAGTCTGCTTTTTCATTATTACAGGTGTAAAAGTAGTCTAAGTCCATAATGTAGTATTTTTCCATGTATTTATTTTAATTGAAATAAAAAGAGGTTTTTGTGGGAACCTCTCTAAACCCTAATAAAACCCATAGTGAGACTTTGTGAATGCTATTTTATACTCATAAAGAGCTTCTCTTTCACCTTTTATATAAAAGTATTCTGGATTACTCTTATCTAAAGTTTCAAGCTTAGTATTTAACCCTTTTATGGCTGAATCTATTTCTTCTTCAGTACTAAACTAAAAGAATAAAAACTATTTGCTACATACTCCTCACAAAAAGATAAGTACTTAGGAAAATCAACAATAAAAGCTATTAACTTACTCATTGTATATTCCATTTGTTCAAACTTATTTTTTATATAAGAATATTCCTTTCTCAACTCTAAATCTAAAGAGGTTTCACCCACTATGTCATAGTAAGCTCCAATAAATACATTTCTGTTCTCTCTATAACCAATCTCAAGAACCTCTAATTCTTTAACTAATAATTCCGTATTAAAATTATTAATTAATTCCTCTAAATCATATTTAGAAAAATTATTTAAGGTAATTTCGAAATTATTATAACTCTCTTGAATCTTACTCTTAGTCTCATCTGATATACTATCTGTGTTTAGATAAATATTACCTATAGATAAACCCTCTTCTAAGGTCCATCTATAGTATTGTTTATAATCACTTTTATCAAAATCACAGTAATTACCCCAATCATCTTGGAATGTTTGTAAATTTATAAAATTCATGGTATTTATGTTTTTTAGCTATAAAATAATGATATCTTGCCATTAATAATTTATACCCTTTTTGGTATATAATATACTTAGGCAAAATAAAAGAAATCAAGTCAAAAATAAAGCTAAAGTGTTATCAAGCTATCAAGTAAAAGAAAATAAGCAAAAAGAGAATAACCCACATTTGGAGTAATGGGGTTATTCTCAACTACTTACATCATTTTACTTAAAGTAACACTTTAAGTCTCATTATGCAAATTGCTCAGCATCAATAAGTTCTGGCTCATTTGCATTGGCTTGTTCATGAGGCAATTCACCTTCCCATGAGGTATCAGGCATAGAGCAGTTATAGTCCCATGTATACTTAGAGTAGTATTTTCTACCATTGAGCAGAGCAGCTTCTTTGGTATTGGGATTAATAACAGGCTCTTGGTCTTCTCTAAAAGGCTTGAAAGATAATACTCTTACGAGTCTTCCAGATTTCACCTCAGCACCAGGCACTAATTTCTTTATATCCATAGTGCCTAATAGGATATAAGCCAAATATTCAGGTTTTTCAGCTTGAACCCATGCCATTCTCTTTTGAGTTTGGATGAATCCTGTACCTGACTTGGAGTTATTTACAGTAATAGCTTCTTCAAACAATGCTATTGAGAAGAAAGCTTTACCATTTTTATCAACACCTTCTTTTACAAGGGGGTTGGTTTCTCCTTGTTTGTTCTTAGTTTGTACTAAAGTAATCATAGGATAAGTATTAGTATGATTAGTTAATGAGTTAATTTGAGCAGAGGTATTTATGTATTATATACTTACTCGGAAATAAGTGTGGGTTCTTTTGTAATTTGAGTGTTTTAGAATAAAACATAGGGCTGAAAGCCCAATAAAAAGAGCTTTCTGAAAGAAAGCTAAAAAAGGTATTTTATACCATATATATTATGGTATAAATAAAAGGGATAATAATGCTGTTGAGCTGACACTTATTTCAGGGAGCCCTTTATTTAGTAGACACTTATTAGCTCCTTTTATAGATAAAAGATTTATACCATATATATATATATATATATTATATGGTATAAAATAAAAAAGATAGTTTTAAACTCTCTTTTTGTTTTCTTCCCACACAAAGTATTTATTCATGTGTTTATTAGTTTCCAAAACCCAAACAAGTAATAATAGACACTCTATTGATACAAATAACCATGTTTCAACAGCAGAACTTGGGTTTATAAATTGTGCTCCAATGTAAAGGAACACTAGAGTACTCAACAATAGTATTGTTGAATTAACATTGAAAAGTGATTTCCAAAAATTCATATTAATAGTATTTATATTCAAAAATTAGTGAAGGTTCTTATAAACTTCTTTTCAGAATGAAAAGAAAAAAAGGGTTGAGAATCAACCCCTTTTAGGTTACCAGGACAAGAACATATCTGCTGTTATTACAGGAGGCATGAGTGATTTATCAATATCCTCTATAATACTGCATAACAAATCATCTTGATATTCAGCTAGCCTGCGAATAAATCCAGCTCTGAATACTCTCAAATCAGAAGCAAGATGAAATAGATAATCCGTAGGATTAACTATCTTACAAGAAGCAGAGTATGCTAAATTTGGTATTGTAATAGCACAACCTAACAAATCTTCCTTAGAGATGAGTTTAGAATGCTCTAAAAGGTCTGTGTCACCATCAAAAAATGAAACAAGAATTTCAAGCTGAGCTTGAACAGACATGGCTTTAACCATGCGTGAAACTTCAAAGGAAGTAGAGAAAACTTCAAGTTCCATGATGTAAGTAATTTAGTACTCCCCCAAATTATGGGAGGGGGAGTTTGTTATTCAAAAATTAGTGGGGGGTGTTTTGGAAATAGGCACACATCTCTACTCACTCTCACAAAATCAAAAAATTTCCAGAAAATTTTTTTATATTTTTTGTCATGTGATATTTTTTTTGTATCTTTGCCCCTGTCAGACCACCACTACTGTTCTAAAAGTGGGTTCAGATGTAGTAGTAAACTGAAGAGTTCAAGATACATCTTAGTTGGTATATAATCCTAAAGAAGTTACTGTTCATTATATGATTACTGTAGCATATAATATAAGGTAATACATATTGGATACGAGAGCCATAGGTCAAAAAGTTTGATAGGTTATATAGGTTAGGGGAAAGTTCCTTAATTTGATAAGCTTCGAGTAAGTAATATATAACTAATAAGTTCATTAAATTTCAGTACTACACCGCAGAACAGGTAGTCCCTTGGGAAAGGATGATGGTAAGATATAATAATATGCACTGCGAAAGGAAAAGGCGTGGAGTAGACCTCTAAGAAAGAAATACTATAAAGGTTTAGTATATTGCTTTGAAAGAGACAACCAAACACGGGGGTATTTAGATGACAATAAATACCCTATAAACCGAAGACAAGCATACAAGATTGTCAGCAGGATTAGCAAGCCAAAGCGGGGAGGGAAATTAGTAGTTTAGTGTACAGAGATGAATTTGCATGCTAAGGAATTAGTATTGTTACACTAAGGGCAAATATCTAAGAGTATTATTTAATAATATGTTTGATTAGATTGTAACCGCCTGAAAAGATAAAGAGCTTCAAACACACTTCACCATAAATCAAATGGTAAGTCACTAAGAGATTTTTCGTGCCACTTTTTATTATGAGGATTAACAATGAGTTAATACGAGATTTTAAGAAGTCAATAGAGCGCGAAGGGCCCCTTAGGGAGGACTTTTTTGGGCTCTTCAGAGCGTAAAAAGAAAAGTTCATGAAATGAAGTTTGATTTACGCGCGAAGGGCAGAAAGTACTTTCGCAGATATTGTATAGAATACTGATTGTTTTTGTTATATATATAAATGGTTAATTTTTAAATGTTTAGATTAAATATCTAAACATTTTTTTTATTGACTAAAGTTTTGTAATTTTGTGGCATTAAAGTTAAGTATTGATGAAGGTAATAAGTAAGAGTGTAGTTTTGAGTGGTTCTTTGTATTATAGGAGACACTTAGAGTTAATAAACCCTATGTTACCAAGAAGGCTAACAGAGGGTGAGATTAATGTTTTATCAGAGTTTATGTTTTTGAATAATGTAGATGATAAGTTTGATAAAGTAGGTAGAAAAGCTGTGATGGATAAATTAGGTTTAAGCTTTAGTGGTTTGACTAATTATTTATCCTCTTTAAGAAAGAAGGGCTTTATCATTAAGAATGCAAAGGGTAGCTATGATATTGTACCTATTTTATTATGTGATAATGATAAGATGGTTTATAATTTTAAGATAGAGAATTATGAAGAACAGGGTAAGAACTAATGGTGTACATAGAGAAAGGTCTTATAGTACTAAGACTTTTGATTATGTAAAAGATTGTTATTTTAAGGTTATAAAAGATAAGTATGAAGGCTTGGATTTTGTTCATTTTGAGATGATGGTAAATAGCCTTTTTGATTATGTAAGAGAGTGCTTGGATGGTTATGATTTTAAAAAGATTTATTTACAGGGTTTTTGTTACATGAAGCCACAGGCAAGAAGAATAGAAATTGCAACAAAAAACATGGAAAATTATTTAGAAACTCATAAGGATAGTTTCACAAAAGATGTGATAAAAAAATACTTAACACATATAGAAAAATGCAAAGAGTTTTTGGAGAACCACAAAAAAGAGCAAGACCAACTTTAAGAAATATATGGTCTTACATTCAAGGTAATATAAGGTATAGATTATATTACAGTAAACAATTATATGGTATTAATTTAAAATGGTTACTACCTAATTGGTTAATAGAACAGATAGAGCTTAGAGTTATTAGTATGGATAAGCAGTGCTACAATGAAGGTAGTTGTAAAATATGTGGTTGTAAAACTACAGAGTTACAATTTGCAAATAAAGCATGTGATAAGCCTTGTTATCCAAAGATGCTTAATAGGTCTCAGTGGAAGATGTTTTGTGATACAAAATTAATATATGACAAAGATACAGGTATTTTTTGGCAATTAAGGAATGGTAAATTTAGAACATTTAAAAAAAGAAAAGATGAGTAAATTTAAAGAAAGTGAATTAGATTTAGGGACTATAAAAAGTGGTAGTAATATTATATTTCACTTTTATAGTATAGAGGATATTAGTAATAATATTTCTTATGTAGAATCAGGTTGTGGTAGTTGTACTAAAGTTTTAGGATATCAGAATGGTTCTTTAAGTATAAAGTTTTCTTCAGGCACTTTTCCTTTTCATATAGATAATGATAGGTATAATATAAATAAAAGTGTATATGTACATTATAAAGATGGTACACAAGAAGAATTAAGGTTTAAAGGTTTAATTTTAAAATAATGAAAAAATACACAGATGAGCAGCTAATGACTAGGATAAAGAGTTTACCTAGTTTTAGAGGTATTCCTGATGACTTTTGGATATTAGGGATACAGAGTAAAGAGGATAAATTTAATGAGTTTGATGATAGGTTTTATCTATTCAAAGGTGTTAAGTGTGTTATGGTTTTATCAGGAACTACTAATGCAGGATTAACAGGGTTAAAAAATTATGATACTTATAATCCAGAAGGTTGTGCTGTTATTAAGACAGATGAGTGGTATTATAAGCTTTGGACTCCTGGATTACATAAGGGTAAGATGAGAGCTTTAAAACAGCTTAGTCCTATAAAGTATTATAGGGATTGGAATAAGAATGAGAAAGCTGAAGAGATTGGAAAGATAAGAGAAGGTATTATTGGTATTAACTTTCATACAGCAAGTTACCAGCCAGGCAATATTATTACAAGACTTATAGGTGGTTGGTCTACAGGTTGTCAAGTAGCTAATAATACAGCTGATTACTATAAGGTATTAGATTTTATAGGTAATCAGAAAGAAGTAAGTTATTGTTTAATTAAAGAGTTTTAGATTATGGCATATATAGAAATTAATGGAAACAAGTTTGATTGGGAAGATTATTTAAAATTAAATAAAGACCTTTGTGTAATAAAACTTTTACCAGAAGATGTAAATGGTATTGTTAGCTGGGGTTTAGACAATAAAAAAACTGATATGGATAAAAAGAAAGAGTATACAAAGCATGTTCTTATTGAAAGAACTCTCACAATAAATGGGTATGAATTTAATTTCATTGACATAGAAACTAAAGAGTTTTATTGGAGTTATTATAGTGATGAATTAGATTATAATATAGCTAAGGAAAACTTTTTAAACAAGATAACAAGTAAAGTTAAATTTTATTTAGAAGAGTAATGGCATATTTATTTGTATTAGAGAATAACATAGCCAGACCACACCCAGAAACTGTTTTAATAGAACCTTTCAAAACTATATGGGAAAGAGATAAAAGTAAAGATAAATCAGATGCTATAAGAGATTTTACTTTTATAGAACTTATGAGTAGTAAAAGAAAGACTAACCCTTATGCTGGATATAGTGATAAGCAGAGATTTGAAAAATTAAAAGAAATGCTTAAATATCCAGCAAATTGGCAACCTGATGATGATATTAAGTTTGCTCTGTATAGAATAGAAGAGTTTCAAACTGAAGGTAGTTTTAACTATGTTATGTATAAACAGTCTTTAGAGACATTGATAAAGACAAGAGAATACCTTTTGAATATTGACCTTAATGAGAGAACTAAATCTGGTATACCTGTATATAAACCAGCTGATGTATATTCTGCTATTGAGAAAGTAGAGAAAATTATGACATCTTTAAATAACTTGAAAGAAAAGGTAGACCAAGAATTATTTGACCAGACAAGGACAAGAGGTAATAAAACTATTAATCCATTAGAAAATTAATATGAAAAAGACAGCAAAAGAAATAGATAATTTTAAAGAATTTAAACAGGAATATTTTGATTATAGTGAATTTCTAATAAAAGGTAATGAAGATAAACTTAAATCCTTTTATGATGAAGGTGTTAAGTTGCACTTTATTAGAAAAGTTGTAGATTTGAAATTTCCCATAACTATAGTAGGTAATAGAACAATTCATTTTGAATTAGATGAGTAAGATTAGAAATAATAATGGTAAATGGAAAGATACTTCTGTGTTTAGGCAAGAGGCTATAAGGTTTCTTGAAAAAGGTTATTACACAGAAGCTCCTTATGGTACTCCTGAGTGGCTTGAATATTGGAAAGAGCAACTCAGGAGATGTATAGAAGGTTATGAAGTGCATGGGGAGAAAATTACAGGGCATCATTATTGTTATTTAAACTTTGCTCAAATATTAAAAATGAAGTTTGATGATGAAGATGAAGAAGAAACATTAGCTACAAAAGAGGTTAGTTTTCCTGATTTTTGGGATGGTGATTATAATTTCTTCTGGTCCTTAGAAATTGCAAGAAATGGTATATGTTCTTCAATGACTCAAGTTCCAAGTAGACCTGCTGAAAAGAAAGAATGGAATGAATTAAATAAGAGACTCAAAAAATTAGAACCTGATAATGAAGAGTATGCTAAGATAAAAAAGAAAAGAGATGAAATATCTCAAAGGATACTTGATAGATTAGGCTTATTTGTAAAGCCTCATTTAGATTATCTTAATGGAGGTTACCATTTTATTGTAGGTAAAGCCCGTCGTAGAGGTTATTCTTATAAGACATCTCTTATAATAGCAAATATATATAATACTATAAGGAATAAGCTTTCCTTAATAGGTGCTTATGAAAAGAAGTTCATTGACCAAACAATGGATAAAACATTGGAGTATTTGAACTTTTTTAATGAGTATACAGGATTCTCTAAGAATAGATTAGTAGATAAGAAAAACTTTATAAAAGCTGGCTATATAGAAGAAGTTAATGGTGTCAATGTAGAGAAAGGTTATAAATCTGTAATTGATGCTACAAGAACTTTTAAGGATAATCCTGATGCCATGCGTGGTGTGGATGCTTTCTTTATATTACTTGAAGAGGTTGGTGCTTTTGATAATTTAAAAGATTCTTTTAATGCTATTGCTCCATCACTTACAGCAGGTAGTAAAATTACAGGACAAATATGTTTGATTGGTACTTCAGGGGACCTTTTAGGGGGTACTAAGGATTATGCTGATATGTTCTTTAATCCTATACCTTATGGATTTATGCCTTTTGTAAATATCTGGGATAAAGATGCTGAGGATACTACTTGTGGATTTTTTCACCCTATTAGTTGGAATCTTGAGGGCTTTTATGATGAACAAGGTAACTCTGATGTAGAAGCTGCTACAATTTGGGAAAACCAAAGAAGAAAAAAACTTTTGGATAATTCTACAAATAGCTTAATTTTGCAGAAGCATATTCAAGAGTTTCCTTTATGTCCTGCTGATGCTTTTAGTGTAGCAAATATAAATGTTTTCCCTACTATAGAACTTAGAAATAGGCTCAATAAAGTTATGTCAGGAAACCTACATTTAAAGATGGGAACTCCTGTAGAACTATTTTTTGAAGATGGTAAAGTAGTAGCTAAGCCTGATTTAAAGAATAAATTACAACCTATATGGAACTATAGACCTAAAGATAATAACTTAGAAGGGTGTCCTATAATATATGAGTATCCTATAAAGTCAGCACCAAAGGGATTATATAAAATAGGATTTGACCCTTATAGACAAGATATGTCTAATGGGGTTTCTTTAGGGGCTATTTATGTTTTTAAAGGTGTACATAAAGGTAGCTTAACTAAAAATTGTATAGTAGCTCAATATGTAGGAAGACCTCAAGAAAGTGATGATGTATCAAGGATAGCTATGATGTTTGCTATTTTATATAATACAGAGGTTATGTTTGAGAATGAGGTAACTCACGTAAAGAATTACTTTAGGAGAATGAATAGGCTTGATTTATTAGCTTTACAACCTGACAGAGTAATTTCTAATAATATAAAAAACTCAAAGGTAGCTCGTGTATATGGTTGTCACATGAATGAAAAGATGAAAGATGCTGGAGAGAAATATATAAAGGATTGGTTACTTGAAGTACAAGAATATGATGAGAATGGTAATCCAATAACTACAATAGATTCTATATATGACATAGGATTATTAGAAGAATTAATAGCTTATAATAGGAAAGTAAATACGGACAGATGTTTAGTTGAAGGCACTAAAATAAAGACAAAAGATGGATTAAAAAATGTAGAAGATATAAAAATAGGAGATGAAGTATTAACCTATGATGGTTCTATACAAAAAGTCTCTAATGTTATGGAAAACAATTTTAGTGGTAACTTGATAAAACTAAATATTTCAGGAGAAGCAGAAGACCTTGTTGTCACAGAAAATCACCCTTTATTAGTTGGAAGTTCAAAAGGTACTTCTCATTGTCAAAGGAAAAAAGCATTAAATAATTTCTCTTACAGAAGAGCTGATTCATTAACAGATAAATATCAATTTTCTTTCATCCCTAAAAGAAAGGAACTTACAGATAATATATATAATCCTGATATGCTATATTTATTAGGTTGGATAATGGCTGATGGACATATTGATTTTAAAACAAAAAAATTAAGAATAACATTACAAAAGAATCAATATGAAATTGCAGAAGATTTATGCAAAATAATTAATAAATATAGAGAAAAAGAAAATATTGCAAATAATAGGGTATATAAACCTGTGGATGCTAAAATTGTTGATTACAAAACTTTTTATAGAGTAGAAGTTACATCAAGAAGAATACAAGAAATAGCAATTTCTATAGGATATAAACCTGGTGATAAAAAATTGTCAGAATGGTTCTATAATTCAAAAGACTTAATACCATTTGTAATAGGTTATTTTGAAGGTGATGGGTCTCAACAATTTAGTGAAGTTAATGGCTATAAAAGATGTAATTTGATGTTATCTACAAAATACAAAGAATTATTACAACAAGTTAGACAAATATTGTTTGACAATAATATTTACAGTAGTATTAGTATTGTTAGAAAACACAATCAATACAGAATAAATATATCTTCTAATTATATAGACTATTTTTTATCTTTTTATGAATCAAAGAAGTTTAAAAAATGTTTTTTGAAAAATAAACTAAATGTTACTTATGAAGATGAATTTGGGTTTTACACCCCAATTAAAATAAGAGAGGTTGAACAAGTAGAAAACTTAAAAGTATATAATTTTGAAGTAGAGAACAATCATACATATATAGCAAATAATATTGTTAATCATAACTGTATGGCATTAATGCAAGTAATGTTTCAAAGACAGGAAGAACAACTTGACAAGGTTTATGATGAGGATAGAAAAGATAGAATAGCAGAAGTTTTTGAAGTATTAAAAGGTTTTTATAGAAAAAGATAACTATGGATAAAAAGAGATTATCAAGGTCTCAAAAAGAGGCTAATGATTTTGCATGGTTCAAAGAACAAATAGATTTATATGATAGGTCTTCTTTTTCTTCATCAAGATTTGATGGTCAGGATGGCATTATATCTGAGTGGAGAAAAATGAAGATTAACTATGATTTATTTAATAATAGAATTAATGCAAAAGACTTTGAGTATGTATGCCAACCTTATGGAGCTGAAGTAGGTAAATTGCCATTAGATTTTACTAACAAAGATATTTTATCTGGAAAGATAAAAGCTATGTTAGGTATGGAGATGAGAAGACCTTTTTCTTGGAAGGTAGTTGCTGTAAATGAAGAAGCTACTACAAGAAGGGAACAAGAGGAATTTGAACAAATTAAGCAGTTTGTAATAAATAGTATTACAGCTCCTATAAGGCAACAAATTGAGCTTGAACAGATGCAACAAGCTCAAGGTAGAGAACTTACTGAAGAGGAGAAACAACAAATGCAGCAACAAATAGAACAGGAGATGAAAACAAGGACTCCTCCTGAAGTTGGTTTGTACATGGAGAGAGAGCATCAGGACCCAGCAGAAATATTATCTCATCAGATATTAGAATATTTGATGGAAGAACAAAATATCAGAGAGAAATTCAATAGAGCCTGGAAACATGGTCTTATAAGTGGTAAAGAAATATTCTGGGTTGGAGAAGTTAATGGTAAACCAATGGTAAAGGTAATAAACCCTTTAAGATTTGATTATGACAGAAATCAAGATAACCATTATATAGAGGAAGGTGAATGGGCTTGCTATGAGATGTATTTAACTCCTTCACAGATTATAAGTCACTTTGGAGATGAGCTTACTGAAAAACAAATTGATGATATTTACAGTAACTTTCAAGAAGGTGCTGTAGTTAATTCAGAATTTACATTTAGAGATGACTATTTTGATGTATCTGGAGTAAGGGTAATACATTGTGAGTGGAAAGCTCCAAAGGCTGTAAAATTTGTATCTGGAGTAGATTTAGAGACAGGAGAGCCTTATGAGTTCTTAGTTGATGAGACCTATCAAATAAACAGAGAAGCTGGAGATTTAGAGGTTATAAAAAAATGGATACCTTCTAAATTTGAAGGCTATAAAATAGGTAGAGATATTTATGTTGGTATGAGAGAAGTACCAGGTCAAAACAAAGATTTGGATAACCTTTATAATTGTAGACTTTCCTATATAGGTGCTTGTTATGATAACATGAACTCTGAGAGTACTTCTTTGGTAGATAGAATGAAATACTATCAATACATGTATAATATATTGATGTATAAGATAGAGCTTTTGATTTCTTCTGATGAAGGAAAAACCCTTTTATTGGATGGTAGTATTATACCTAAATCAGCTGGTATTAAAACAGAGGAATGGATTTATGACTTTAAGGTAAATAAATTAGGTATAGTAAATTCTAATGAAGAAGGTAGTAGATATAATGATATTACTCAATCTGTAAAAGAGATTGACTTATCTTTAATGTCTGATATACAAAAGTACATAGAACTTGCAGAATATGTAGAAAGGAGATGTGGAGAATCTGTAGGTATTACAAAACAGATAGAAGGACAAATTGGAGGTAATGAAGCTGTAAGAAATACTCAACAAGCAATTATACAATCAGCTAATATATTAGAACCCTATTTTGAAGTTCATAGTATAGTTAAAAAGAATGTATTACAATCATTAATTGAGGTAGCTAAAGTAGCTTATTTAACTTACCAACCAACACATTTAAACTATGTTCTTGATGATATGTCAAGAAAAATGGTTACTATGGATTATGACCTTTTAGAAAACAGTACTTATGGTGTGTTTGTAAATAATAGTACTAAGGCTGATGAAGCTCTTCAAATGGTACAACAACTCTCTCATGCAGCTATGCAAAATCAAACTATTGAGATGTCTGATTTGATTAAGGTAATGAGAAGTCAGTCTATACCTGAAGCTGAAGAACTTCTTAAAAGAGCTGAGAAAGAAAGAAGAGAATTTATGCAACAACAACAACAACAAGAACAACAAGCTCAACAAGAATTACAGCAAGCTCAACAACAATTTGAGAAAGATAAGATGTATATGGACCACCAATTTAAGATGGAAGAGATTCAGAAGAAAGGTGAGCTTGAAATTCAGAAACAAGCTATTCTTTCTATTGGATTTAATGAAGATAAAGACCTTGATGAAGATGGTATACCAGATGTTCTTGAAGTTGCTAAATTTGGTGTAGATGCTAATGTAAAAGCTGAGAACATAAAACTACAAAGAGAAAAATTAGATTACCAAAAAGAAAAAGATAGGAAACAAGAAAAATTAATGGAAAGAAAACTTGATATTGAAGATAAAAAAGCAAAATCTCAAGTACTAAAAGCTAAAGTTAGTGCTGATTAAGCTATTAGCTTTAACACCCTGAAAATTAAATTTTCAAAATGTAATATATAAATTAATTATTAATTTTGCAGAAAATATGGAACAAGTTTTAGAACAAGACAATGAGCTTTTAAGCTTTAAGTGGGATACAGTAGAAGAAGAACCTACTGTTGAAGAACCAAAGGAAGAACCTAAAGATGAAGAAAAAAAGGTAGAGCCTGAACCAGAGTTTACTTTTGAAACTCCTAAAACAGAAGATGGTGAAGAAATTGTTGAAAAGAAAAATAATGAATCTGTAGATAGTATCTACAATGATTTATTTAAAGACTTAAAACAAAATAATATCTTTAACCATGTAGAATTAGAAGAAGGAGAAGAACTTACAGCAGAAAGATTTTTTGAACTACAAGAAGAAGAATATGAAGCTGAAGTAAAAGAAAGGATTGATAATTGGGCTAAGAATATTGATGAAGATGGTAGGAAATATCTTAAATTCCTTTCAGATGGTGGTAAAACAAAAGACTTCTTAGAAGTATTTGTAAATACAGAAGAACCTTTAGATGGTGATATTAATGATGAAGAATATCAAGATGACCTTATTAGAGAAAAGAAACTCTCAGAAGGTTTCTCAAGAGATGAGACAGAAGAATATCTTTCTAACTTACCTAAGTCAGTCAAAAGAAAAGAGGCTACACTTTATAAGGAAAATATTCAAGAAACTGTTGAGAACAGAAAGAAACAACTCTTAATAGAGCAAGAGAGAGCTAAACAAAGGCAAGCTGAGGAATTACAACAATTTAATGATAATATAAAAGGTGTTTTAGAGAATCAAAAAGAAGTTGGAGGTTTTAAAATTACTGAAAAAGATAAAACTAATATCTATAACTTCTTAACTCGTAGGGACCAAAAAGTAAATGATAAAGTGGTTGTAACAGGATTCCAAAAGAAACTGGCTGAAGTCTTTAAAGATACAAGTAAGCTTGTAGTTCTTGCTAAGCTACTTCATAATGATTTTGATTTATCTCAAATAGAGAAACAGATTATAACTAAAGAAACAAAAAAGATAAAAAGTAATTTAGAGAATCGTAAAACAATTTCCTCGTCTTCTGGAAGTTCTTACAAGGAAAAACAGTTCTATGATTTATTCTAATATAAACATTAGATAATATGATAAATAACAACAAATTCATCACATCAATACTACCATGGGATGGTGGTTCTATGGTTGAGTTGAACAACTTGGGTAAAGCCCTTTATGCTCAACCTGAGAAGTTTGGTGACAAAATTTCACAACTCTTCTCTTCTCAGAATTATTATTCTGATAACCCTATTACTAGTATTTCTTTGAAGAATGGAGCTAAGAAAGTGATTTCTTCTAATGAATGGGAATGGAAACTTTCTACTTCAAATCTAGCACCTACTACTGTTGTAGAAGATGTAGAAAAATCAAATGATAAACCAGGTCTTGGTAGAACTACTTTCAAGATTAAATTGCGTGACAATTGGTTTAAATCTACAGATGTTATTACTCCAGGTACAGCTGACCAAAAATATCAGTGTCGTATTATGGAAGAACCACAGAGACATGGTTCTAATGGTTGGGTTTATACTGTTCGTATTGTATCTGATGATTTCAGTACATTCTTACCTAAGATGTTCTTGAAAGCAGGTACTAAATGGGCTAAGCTTTATTCAACTGCTGGTGAAGCTGATATCAAAGGTGGTTCTACTCAATTCTCTGCTCCTATTACTCTAAAGAACTCTTTGGGTAAATTGCGTAAAGAATATAATGTAACAGATTATGCTCTTGAACAAGTTCTAGCTGTTAAGCTTCCTACTCAAACTGGAAAAATGGCTGATTTCTGGATTAACTATGCAGAGGTTGAGTATTGGAAACAATGGCATCGTGAAATTGAACGTGCTTATTGGTATAATAGAAAAGCTCGTAGTTTACAAACAGATGCAGGAAGACCAGTAGATTCATTTGCAGGTATTTTTGAACAACTTGAGTCTGCTAACAATCATTACTATACTGACCTTACAGCAGAGCTTATTGAGAACTTTATGATGGATATTTTCTACTCTCGTGTTAAACCTGGTAAAGGTCGTAGCATGAAAGTATTTACAGGAGAATATGGTATGCTTATTTTCTCTCGTGCTATGCAGGACCTTATGGAAAAAAGGGGTTGGAGAATTGCCAATAACAACTTTAATCCTGTACAGAAAACATCCTCTGAATACAACTCAAATGCTTATTCTTATGGATATCAGTTTGTAAAATATATCATGCATAATGGAGCTGAGCTTGAACTAGTTCATTTACCACTTCTTGATGATATTAACATTAACATGGAAATTGACCCTATCACAGGTTACCCTGTACAATCACAAAGGTTTATTTTCTTGGATTTCTCCGGAACAGGAACTGAAAGTAACATTCAGATTGTAGAGAAGAAAAATGGTTATAAATTTGGTTATGTTTGTGGTATGGTAGGTCCTTATGGTCCTGTCAATGGAGGACAAATGGCTCACTCTGGAGAGTACTACTCAATGCATGTATCTAAGGAATTAGGTATTCATATTGAAGACACTTCAAAATGTGGTCAGTTGATTCTAAAACGTAACTTTGGATATTAATTCATAAAATAATTATTAACTCAAACATGGGGTTATTGATTTAGCCCCATGTTTCTAAAAAAGTAAAAAACAATGGCATTAGTAGAAGTAAGACCTATTGAAAAAGATACTTGGCATGGTAAGGTTGGTTCTGAGAACTTTTCAAGACCTCAAGTTATTTCATGTGCTGTAAATGCACATACAGGATTATATGATACAGGACTTTCTGAAGCAGACAGAAAGAGATTAGAAAAAGCAACAGGATTTGATTTAAGTGAAACTTACAATCCTACAGAGAAACACCCTTTCTGGTCAAAAGCAATTAGTGAAGTAAAACTAGAGTGGGGTTCTAATATCTTTAATACAGAAAGACCTTTAGATGAAATTAAAGTGAAAATGCTCAAAGCTTCTGATTTAGTAGCTAATTCTGTACAAGATTACAATGATGGTAAATATCCATTAGCTCTTTTTGTTATTACAGATGAAGAAGAACAAACAGCTGTAAAAGCTGAGAAAGCTGCTGTTAAAAGAAATGCTATTATTGAAGCTTCTAAGTTATCTACAGAGAAGAAAATTGAAGCTGTATATATTTTATTAGGACAGAATGTAAAAGGAAATTCTAATAACTATATAGACCTTAAACTAGATGAAGCTATAGACAAAGTTGGAGGTGAAGCTTTCTTAAATCTTTTAGGTAGAAATAGTACTAGAAATACAATTCAAGCATTTATTCTAGAAGCTACTGATAAAGGTATTCTTACAAGAACAGGCACTTCATATAGTTATATGGATATTCATTTAGGAGGAGATATGGAGGATACTATAGATTTCTTTGAGAATAAGAAAAATCAGCCTTTAAGGATTCAAATAATGGAAAAAATGAAATAAGATGACTATACAGGAGATGCACTATGACTTCAAAATGAAGTTAAATAAAATAGATTCAGAGCAATATAGAAATCTAAGAATACCTGAAATAGATTGGAAATTAAATGAAGCTTTGGAAATATTTATAAAAAATAATGCAGAGCCTTATCAAGTTCCTTTTTATGGGTTTGAAAAAAACCAAAGGAGTATAGATAATATTAGACCTTTGGTTGTAGAAAACAAACTTATAACTTTAAATAATGATGTAGCCACTTTACCTAATGATTATATGTTTTATGTTTCCTCTTATGTTATAATGAAAAAAAGAACATGTAAAGACAGAAAAGGTAGGGTACTTATAAAACAGCATGATGACATGTTTGAAGAAAGTCCTTTTGATAGAAGCTCTTATGAATGGAGTGAAATCAATGCTACTTTTGATAGTGAAGGTTTAAGACTTTATATTCCAGAAGGAATCACTTTAGATGGGTTACATTTAAATTACATAAGAAAACACCCCTATATACATAATGCTCAAGACTTTTTGCCAAGCAGTAAGTATAAATTACCTAATGGTACAGAACTTACAGGTAGGCAAAATTGTGAACTTCCAGAACATACACATAGAGAGATAGTGGATATAGCTGTTTACATAACTAGTGTGGATTTAGAACAACAAACAGTACAGTTCAAACAATCCAAGTTAGAATTAAATAAATTATAAAAATTAAAAAAATTAGATTATGTCAAGAACAAGTGATGTATTTCGACTTTTAGTTACAGCTAATAACAAAGATGTATTAGCTAAGGACAAAAAGCTTACAGATTTATTGCCTGGTCAATTAGGTGTGTTTGATGCTTCAACACATCTCTCTATTGATACTACAGGTAAAATTCCAAAAGAATATTATTTTGCTGTAGGAGTAGATAATGATGGAGATGGTGTTACTGATGATATTGTAAAATCAACAGGAAACCAAATTCAAGGTAAAAATGTATTTTACTACAATTATGCTAAGTATTCTGAAGGGAAGCCAGCAAAAGCCCTTTTAAAGGATTATTTTGCTCAATCTAATAAAGTATATGGTATTAGAGTAACTCTTCAAAATCAAGCCACTTTACAGCTCCAGGGGTATGTTCCTTACTCAGAAACCTATGTTGTAAAGAATGTAATTTGTGATAATTGTGCTGACCCTTGTGTAAAAGGTGATAGCATTCAAGTTACTAAGAAACTTCTTTTACAAATCAATAATGATAGCAATGCTTTTGTTACTGCTAAAGCTGTAGCAAGGACAGCTCTTGTTACTGCAACTCATGGTATTACCAAAGCTGTTGGTGCTGAGCTTTCTATAGAAGATTTGGATAAGATGGCTGCTTACAATAAGACTAAAACAAATGCTGCTGATTTTGTACATGCTAATATTGAGTTTGTAACCAAACCTCTAAAGAAGATTTATGATGTTTGTATCAATATTGGATATATGATTTCTCGTGAAACTACTATTGACATTTCTCTTCCTGTAGGTTTTGAATGTGATGGTAAAGTAGAAATCACTCAAGAAGCAGAGTATGAGCAAGGAGCTGGATATGATTTGAAACAACTTGAGTATATCCAGAAAGGTTGGACAGAAAGTCCTTATAGAACTTCAGCTCTTACAGGTTTACCTTTCCCAACAGCTTATAGTATAGACCCACGAGGTAAATATGACACTTTTGTATTTACTTATGATGAGGATACTTATACTGCTTTTGATAACTTTAAGTTCCAAGAAAGCACTGTTATAGCAGTTCCTACAGCAGATGCAACAACTGTAGCTAAAGTAAAAGCTATGTTAGAATTTTTAAAAGGTTAATACCTTGTCATTGTTTAACTTGTCTAAGGGTAAGGATTTATTATCCTTACCCTTTTTAAATAAAATATTATATGCTTTGGTATTCATTAAAGAGAGAGAATTGGAAAATAACAATTAAGAAGGAGCAAAGGTATAAAAATACAGGTCTTATAAAATATTGGCTTGTAAAGAGAGATAGTTGTGATAATACTTTCCAAGAAAATATCTTTGCTAAAACATATACTTCTTCTTCAAGTATTAATGAAGTAGAGGTAGATTTAAAGGAGCTTATAGATAAACAGATTTCTAAAGAAAAAGAAACAAGTGCAGAAAAAGACCTCTATGGACAAGGGGTATATGAATTACACTTTTTATTAGTTGAATCAAAAAAAGAGGGTGTAGATGAAAAAAATGAAAGAATTTTAGGTAGTGAAGCTACTAAAACTTTCCCTTATTACCCACAGATTTTAGCTTCTTTAGCTGAGGACTTAGAGAGTGTTTTATGTGGTTGTCCTTGTAGTAATTGTGATGGTTGTGTAGATGATACTAATCTTTTGAATGTAACAGCAAAAACTCTTCTATATTATGCTTTATCAGGAGAATATTATCAATCTAAGTTTGGTCAAGCTCTTAACTGTATTAGTTGTAATCTTTCTAAAGAAGCTGTATGTATATTGCTAAATGAACAAATACATGGTGGCAGCAAATTAAATAAAAGGTTCTTAAAAAAGATGTTAGCTATTTTTTATATTAGCTTTTATCTTATGGAAGTTGGAAGAAACTGTGTTACAGAAACTGTTAATCAAGATGGAACAGTAACTAAAAATGATTGGACTACAGATTTTCACTTTGAGAAAATAAAAAGGTGTTTAGAAGGTCTTGGAATAGATTTAGAGTGTATAAGAAAACACACAGATAACTCAGAAGCAAGGTATGCTGATTTCCCTTTCTATGTAGGTAGAAATGTTCAAGTAATAGATTATAAATACTTTAATGACCACTACTCAGATTTTGAAGATGAAGAGATAAATCAGATAATGATTTATGAAGTCAATCATGGTGATGGTGAATTAAAGTTCAAAGGGGAAAAAATCAATAACTATGTTATTGTAGATTTTCAAGATATTATAAACGGAGATTTAACTTATGAAGCAAATGGAACAGGTACAGAAGAAGCCAACTTTAAATGGAAAGTCTCAGAAGGTTGTAGAGACAGGTTTAATGGTTTGGCTAAAAAAGGTTAGTAATAAAATAAAAAAGTTTTTTAAAGCTATGGCAAGAGAAGGAAAAGTAATAGTAAAAATACTAAAAGATATATGTCAAGAGCTTCCTTTCTTTGGGCATTCTCATCAAAGAAGTAAGGTTACTATAGTAAAGCCTTGTAATAACAATTTAAAGAAATTAGAGTGTAATCTCACATTTCAGCAGAATGCTATAACTCAGGATAACAGAGCTAATTTTGTTCTTAATGCTGATGGTACAAAAGGTGTTGAATCTGGAACTCCAATTAAATATATTGTAAAAAGATTTGATGATGATGTATTAGCTAAAGAAGAGGTTGTATTGCAAGATAACTTTGGTTGGGCATTTCAAGAAGTTTTATGGCAAGATAAAATTCCGCGAGGTAAGAGAGTAAAATATGTTTTCAGATTAGAAGTAGGTAAAGAGTTCTGTGAAAAAGAATTAGAGTATAATAAACCAGCTACAGCAATCTGTGGAGAGAACAGTCTTACAAAAGAAGAAGAAACTAATGAGTATATTAAGTTTAGATACAAGACTTATGTAAGTAATTTTGAGGATAACTTAGTAAGACATTTGTATAAGAGTATAGATGGTGTAAATTGGAGTGAATGTCCTTTTACTGAAGAGAATGTACATATAATAGATGGTAGTCATATAGAGTTATTATATACAGTACAGAAATCTTCTTTACAAGGAGAAACACATTTTAAAGCTTCTGTAGATGTAATGACAAAAGGTCAATTAGAACTTACTTGTGAGACAGGTACTATAGAATTAAATCCAAGTGTGCCTGATATAAAATGTTCTTTAAATGTATCTACAAGTAAACAACAACAGCCTTCTGGAGCATTGTATTATGTAAATATTTCACATGGAGAAACAACTATATTTCCAGCACATTCTTTTAAGATGTACTTGGAGACTATTGTAGATAATGTATCTAAAGGGAAAGAGCTTATATATGAGAATGATACTACAGGAGTAGTACAAGATTTTATACGAAAAGATGTATTTATAGATAATAATAATTTTAAAGTAGTTATATTTAAAGTTACTATAGAACTAACTAATGGTACTATTTGTGAACATAATGAGAGAGTATTTAATTTTATTTGTGGTGATGCCACTTTTAGAAAAGAGGAAGGTGCTATAGGAATAAATCTTATAGCTACTGTATCATCTAACTTAGACAGTGAAAATCCTACTAAAGAATATTTTTTATATGGTAAGATTAATGGTGGTAATTGGGAAAATATAATTATTCAACCTACAGAAATTGGTAATGAATTAATATTTGCTAATGTTCCTGAAAAAGATACTTATAAGCTTACTGTAAAATATAATTTTAGGATAAATGATAATGGAGATACTACATCAGAGACATGTAGTTATGATTGGGAAAATCAAAAGCAACCACCTGTTTGCAATAATATTAGTATAACTCAGAAATCCCCACAAGGTGCAGGAAGTTATAAAATGGATATTACAGCTAATGTTACTTTAAATGATTATGTAGAAGACTTTAAACTAAAGATTTTTACAAGAAGTAAAAATAGTGTAGATTTTACTCTTAAATCAGAATTAGATAAATCTATAGGTACTACAATCACTGAAACAGATTTTTATGATAGTTCTTTAAGCTCTGAGGGATATTATATTAAAGCAGAACTTTGGAATTATGATAATACTATTAATTACTGTAATACAGATGAACAGTTAGTACCTAAAGATGTAGAAAATACAAAACCTGATTCTATTGATTTCAAAATGAGATGGTTTGGTTTACCAGAAGATAAGTTGAGTTATAAAAATAATTATCTAAGGTACATCACTCTTAAATTAGATTATATTAGTGATATAACAAATCTAAAAGATAAATTAGGTACTATAAATAGTATAAAGTATGTAAAAGAAAACAATGATATTTTGTATGAAGCTGATAGTAGTACTATTTCAAATTTCAACAATGCTTTGCAAGATAAGACAGATAAACAGTATACTAATGTATTAGTTATAGATAAAACTAAACTATCGAATATTACAGAATCTGAGTCTGTAAAAGTAAAGGCTGTTATAGAAAGTTCTACAGGTACTTATGAATCTAATTACATAGAAAAAGTAAATATTTTAGGTGCTATACCTATATCCTATATTTTATCTGTAAATTGGGAAAAAACTAATAATGAACTATTAGAATATGAACAAAGTAGTAATCAAAAAACTTATAAAGTAAGAGCTGGTCTTACAGTAACTAACAGTTCTAATTTAGATATTGGTAAAGTAATTTTTATTCCAAGTAGATTTGAAAATAATTTAATAAACTCGAGTAATTTAAATCTTTTACCAGAGAGCTTTACTTTTGATATAGATTCTTCTCAAAGAACTTTTAGAAAAATTGTAACTTTTGATGTAACTATACCTGATGATAAATTTAATGGTAATGGTATAGATGACTTATTTGGTAGAATTTACTTAGAAGAATTAAAAGAAAATTTTGATTGGTTCTATACAAAAGAAGGTTACTTAACAGGTTCACCAAGAATAAAAGCTATCCCTAAAAGAGAGAAATTTACATATAGATTTGATAACATCTGGTTTACAGTAAATAATGTAAAAACACTATATAACAAAGATAGTTTAACATCATTTAATTACAAATTCAATGTAAATCCTACTTCAAATAATGAAAATAAAGATATAGTAAAAAATGTTACTGTAAAACTTATGAATTTATTTGAGGATGGTACAGTTACAGAAGTGGCTAAAAAAGAATTTGAAGGTTTGTCTTCAAAAGGATTTAGATTAAATGATAATAGTATTACTACTATAAGTTTTGATAATATAAATATACCTTTAGGTAATAACAGAACCTTTTTAACTATCAGTGGTAATCAAGTAAAAGAAGATGGTTCTTACGACAATAATATTGAAACTGAAGTTATAAGAAATGTTATTATAGACACTAAAGTACCTAAAATAGGTTGGTTATATTCCTTAGATAGAAAAAGGTTTGATAAAAGAAAAACTGTAAAAAGTTGGGTTTCATTAAATGGAGTTTATTCTCCTTCAGCAGGTAAAATAAATACTTCTTTAAGTTTTGGACCTTTTTATGATGATGATATACTAAACACTTTTGATACTTATACTATAGGGCATTCAAGTAATGGTACTCCTCTAAATAAATTAGCTGATAGTGGTATTGGAAACTTTTTTAGAATACCTGATAAATATTATGTTTATGTAGATAATGAAAAAATGTCTGGTTATGGATATGAAGAAGCTTATGAAAAACTGAAAACAGGAACTCATGGTATAAAATATAAATACTATTATGATAATTTAAGTATAAATTTTGGTGTTGAAGAGCTTATAGAAAGTCCAAATACCTTAGAGCATGAAATGATTGAAGAAGATAAAAAAATAGAAATATCTTATGATGATGATAGTGTGATATATGAAACATATTGTGCAAATGGCATAAAAGATACTCCTATATTTAGGAGTAGTGGGCTTTATCAATTTAGAAAATTGGATTGTAACAACCATGACAAAAACATAGTGATAAAAGGTTTAAATGATTTTATTGGAAACGAGATTATTTTAAGTGGAATACCAAATACAGCAGATATGAAAGAACTTAATGATGCAAGACTTAACGATAATCAAATATTCAATAAAACAGATGGTGTGATATATAATGTAAAAGATTTTAGCTTTAGCTTTAATAATTATTATTTCCAAGCAGAACCTTTAGGGTCAAGGTTAGTATATAAATTAGGAATATATGCTCATATATACCTTGAAGATTATAATAATATATATATAACAAATGGTATAGAGTTTAATATTTATAAAGATAAATAACAATGAATTTAATAACACAGTATATTGAGAAGTTTTTTTACAACTATGGATTCTTCATAGTTGGTGGAGCTTTAGGAGCTATCATTCATAGAATGAGAACTAAAATGTCTCCACTAAGATTTGTAAAGTTTTTATTTGTAGCCATAATGTTAGCTCTTGCAGCGGGCATAATTTGTAGAGATATTTTTCATTTGACTGAAACTACTATATATGTAATATGTGGTATTTTTGGGGCTTTTAGTGAAGAAATCTTAGATGAAATAGAGGACTTTACTAAACATCTTTCTGAAATGGCAAGAAAGAAATTAGGTATGGAAGATGTTAAAAAAGACAGACAAGAAAATGAAAATAATGTAGAAGGTAATTAAAGTTTTTGTATCTTTGCAGGGTCATTAAGACCCTGTAGAGATATGAGAATAGAAATAGAAGATTTTTTTAAAGAAATAAAGTTTGATGAAGCAAGTCATAGTTACACAGTAAAAGATAAAAATTTGAAGCCTGTAAGCTATGTATTGAAGGATTTTCAAGAACCTTTTGATGAACAAAAAATGGCTTTCTTAGTAGCTAAGAAAAAAGGTATTTCAATACAAGAAGTACTTGATGATTGGCATAAGAAAAGAGATGATTCTTGTGAATTAGGTACTAAAGTACATCTTTTTGGTGAAAAATTTGCTTTAGACAAAACATTAAAACCATCTAATGGTTATGAAGAAGCTATAGCAAAATATCATCTTAGATTACCAGAGTATATAAAACCTTTATGTTTAGAATTACAAATGTATTCTAAAGAGTGGAATATAGCTGGTACAGCTGACTTATTACTCTATAATACTAAGACTAATGAGATACATATCCGCGACTATAAATCAAATGGAGACCTTTTTAAAAATTATAAAGGAAAGAAATTATTAGCACCATTTGATGATTTGGAAGATAGTCCTTTTAATAAGTATCAATTACAGCTTAGTTTATACCAATTATTATTTGAACAAACAGGTTTTAAAATAAAAGACAGAGCTTTAATTTGGATTAAAGAAAATGGTACTTATGAACTTTATCAAACTAATGACTATAGAGATAGATTAATAAAATATTTAAACAAAAAATTATGAGAAGAAAAATATTCAATAATTTTGAAAGTCTAGAAGAATTAGTTTATTGGATGTACAATAAAATAAAGAATGGTAGTGTTGGAGGAGGAAGTGGAGGTATCACTCAAACACAATTAGATAATGCTTTAGGTAATAAAGTAGATAAAGTTCCAGGTAAAGGTTTATCTACTAATGATTACACTACTGAGGACAAGAATAAAATTACTTTAGTAGGTAATAAATTAGATAAAGGAACCTACACAGGAACTGCAAAAGACCTAAAAGATGCTATTGATGCAGTAAACAGTAAGACAATTCATTGGAATGATGTTACAGATAAACCTAATTTAGATTCTTTACCTTCTTATAAGACTATTACAGACGCACACAAATTCCTTGATAAAGATGGAGCTATTCACTTTGGTTCAGGTAGTGGTATAGCTAATTCACCTGGCAATTATTTTTATGAAATGATAGGGTTTACACATTCAAATAAAAATTGGGGATTTATCATTGCAAAAAATATAGATGAAGATGATAAAACTTTATATATTAAGCAAGTTATAAATGGTTCTTATAAAGATTGGTTTCAGTTGAAAAGTGTTAGCAGTGTAGGTACTGCAATAAGTTCAAATTGGACTGCTACAGTAGAACATCAAAACAACACAATCTTTGTAGAAAACTCTCTGAGTATTGAATTAAGACAACTGCAAAATATGGGTTCAATATCTTTTAGAAAAGTATTTGCTGGAGGTAGTGTTACTTTTAATTGTAGTGGAAAACAAATTATTTATACAAATGACTCATCATTTAATGGGGGTGATGGTTCCACAGCAGTAGTAAGTATCTATGGTAATAAATGTTATATTGATATAAGAAATATATAATGAATGCTATTAAATATTTTGATTTTGGTTATAATAAACAGTTAAATAAAAATGTTGTTAAACAACCAAGTGGATTTTCTTTTGATAGTGTATCGTACACTGATTATGGTGATATAGGTGAAGAAATTTCTCTAAATAGTAATATATCTAATTGGGGTAGCAATGTTAGAATTATTGTAAAATACACAAATCCAGATATAAAAGATAATGTAATAACAATATCTAAAAAAGGGGAAGACCCTTACTTTGAAACGTATGCACCACAAGAAAATTGTTCCTTAACATTAAACTCATTCTCTGATTTATATGTTGTGTTTACTAAAGCTAATAACTTAGAAACAGACCCTCAAGATAAAGTAGTGTTTAAAGTTGGACGTATTTATGATGATTTTAGAATTAGTTTTGATACGAATGGAGATAATTATAATGTTTTTCTTGTTTTTGAAACATTGTATCTATTAATAAATGATTATGGTCAGTTTGAAGACCCACCAACTTGTTTTGTTCCTTATGGCTATGTGAAATTTAATCGTTTTAATTAAAATTAGATATGAGAAAACTTATTTTTAGACTATTTGCTCTGAATTACTCATTCAGACTTTTTGGCAAAGATTTTAATCAGTTAAGAGCTTCTACTGTTATATTTCCATTGTTTATTTTGGAAATGATTGCTTTTTGGTATAACATTGATATATTGAAAATACTTATTGCTATACCTCTTATTATATCTATATTTTTTGGTTTTGTGTACTTTGAAATAAAACCTATAAAATCCAATGAGTTATTTTTGTTGGATAAGTCACAACTTAATCAATATAGAATATATAAGTTTAATAAAGAAGATGATGGGACAAGAGATAATATATTACTATTATTTATTAATCCATTGTTTATTGTTTTATTTGTTTTAATAATGACTCTATAATGACAGTAGCAGAGATAATACAAAGAATACAATCCTTATACTCTAAAGGGGTACACTCTGATGATACAAGGCTTTCTAACAGGCATATTTACAATAAAATTGTGTCTGTTAGAAGTAGACTCATCTCTCAAGAGATAAAGAAAAAACAAGGTGTTTCTGCATGGAATTACCAAACTATCTCTTGTATTGAGATGATAAAAGTACCTTCTCATCAGTGTCCTTGTGTACCTCAATTAGGTTGTGATGTATTAAGGAGTAAGCATAAATTACCTGCTCCTTTAAGTGGTTTAAATGGACATGTGATAAGTTCTGTAACTTCTATTGATAGAATGATGAAATTAGATGAGCTAAAGGTAAATGCTATAACTTATCAGAAAGGAAATAAATATACCAAAACTAAGACAACATTCTTTGTACAAGATGATTATATTTGGATATTTACCCCTTCTAAGTTAAAGTATATATCTATGACAGCTTTGTTTGAAGACCCTATAAAAGTAAAAGAATTTGAGCAATACTGTAATAATAAAGATTGTAAAGACTGTGATTGTAGAGATTTCTTACAAGAAGAATTTTCTATAGACATGGATTTAGTGGATGTACTTATAGAAATGTCTTTAAGAGAACTACAAGTCTTTGGACAATCTACAGAAGATAAAACAAATAATACAAGTGATTCACCTCAACAACAAAGTAAATAATGGGAAGAAAAAGAATTAGAGAAATAAAGACTTATACTATAACTACAAGTTATACTCACTATTCTAAAAAAATAAAAGAAACACCTTTTGCCAAACAATCTTTCAACAGAAGGATTTATACTGATGTAATGAAGGATTTTTTAGCTTACTTAGGTGATACACTTATAGAGACCGGTAAAGTGGTATTACCTAAAAAAATGGGTAGTATAGAAATAGAAGGATATCATCAAAAAATAAGTTATGATGAAGAAGGTCACTTAAAAGGGTTAGCTATAGATTGGAAAGCTACAAAAGAACTTTGGAATGAAGATGAAAAAGCTAAAGAAAATAAACAATGTGTATACCATTTAAATGAAAACACTAATGGCGTAAAGTATAAAATCAAATGGTTTAAAACTAAGATTTTTGCTTCAAATAAAACAAGTTATAATTTCATTATGAATAGGTCTATAAAAAGAAGAGTAGCTGCTTTAATAAAAAGTGGTAAAGAATATAAAATATCATTTAGATAATTATGGCAAGAAATTATAAGTATATAAGTTTAGATAGAATACTCTCTAAGGTATATAGAGATATTGGTATGGAAGAAGTTTCTGAGACAGATGTTATAGAATGGTCTGGAGAAG